TCAATCAAACCCCTCCCCGAACCTTCCACCATCCAATCCAAACTCCCAGAGGTCCAGTACGCTCCGAAGGCGCAGCCGGTCGATCCACTGATCGTACCCGTAGCTTCTGGCGGAGTCGAACGACGCGAGGAGAGCGCGCCGGAAGTGATTCGGCATGGTCATCATCCGATTGACGCGGAGAACGCCGGTTGCGGAGTCGATGGCGAGCATGTGGACTATTCGTCCCTGCTCCCAGGCAAACCGCCGCGCCTCTTGCTGCTCCGCAGGGTAGACGTCCGGAGTGTACTCAAGCTCAAAAACCAGAGGTCCAGATCCGAAGCGGATAAGCCCGAGGAAAAACGGTCCGTCGGCGAAGTATCGAGCGCGGACTTTCAGCGTGCGGATCGACTCGGATTCGTCCTCGGTCATCTCCGGGAGGTAGAGCGGCATATACACGCTGAATCCTCCGGAGGAATCGCGTATCTGGTCGAGGATCGCGCCCGAGACTCCCGGGCGCGGCCAGAACGGAGCGGGCGCTGTGGCGCCGGTGCGGAAGGCGATAATCATTTCAACGATACCTTTCCCATTCGACCTTAGACGCCTGCGGAGCCTTGCCGGTGTTATTGAGCACGTATGCGCTTGTCTTCACGCGCTTCCCCGGCGCGAGGATGACGGAGAAAAAGCACTCTCCGAGGATGTCTTCAAAGATGCTCATCAGGTACATCGACGCTCTGAAAGTTATTCTCTTATCCGTTTGATTGTGAAATTCTATCGTCACCATGCGCGATGTGATCTTCAGGTTGCTGTATTCAATCTCATCGTCCACCTTGCCGGAAGAGAACAGCGCGAAGGCCGAAGACGCGAGAGCAAGTACCAGAACGAACGCGAGTATTGCCTTTTTCATATCATTCCCTCCTTACTCAAATTTTATGGATATGAGTTTCCATTGCCCATTTCCGACGTATTGAACCTCCGCTTCGAAATACTTTCTAATTTCTGCGCCGAAAGCATTTTGAGCATCAACGTAAGAAACAACTTTCCAAGTGCGATTCCCCATATCGGTGAAATGCGCATTCCATATCCAGGGAAACTTTGCAGTACTTGGAGATCGAAGCCGTTCTTCGACGAATCCCTTCGCCCACACATAAGCGCCACCCTCCGTGTCTTCTCTAGGTGGAGACGTGTCTACTCTTGGGGCAGGAGCAGATGTTGCTTTTGGTACTGGCGCTACTGCTACAGGTTCTCCCCTAAAGGAATCGATCCATCTTGAAGCGACTGGGTAGAATACGAGGAAGAGGGGGATCATCAAAACCGCAGCGAAGATAGACATGGCCTTACTTTCGCTGATAAGGATCTTTGCTTTTTTTTCAGACGGGGGTTCTGTCGCGGCTATGGCCGACAAAAGATCAAAGTCGGGGCCTTCGCGGACTATTCTTTTCACGAGTTCATCCTTTTGTTTTTGTGAAAGTCCGGATTCTCGTACTTGCTGAATCAAAGAGTCTATTGACGGCATATCAGTTACCCCCTTGGACGATTCTTAAGGTCTGTGATCAAGTTCCAAATCCGCTTTTACGATTTTCCCTCTGACGTGAACAAAGTCAACCTCTATATCCTCTTCTGTATATCCAAGCGCTCGTCCATCCGAGGAAAGCAATTTCCCCCCTGCGCCTGGGCGAGGATAAATTTTCTTAATTACAGGGTTACCGTTTATTTCTACCAACACGATGTCCCCAGGCTTTATTTCTGCGGCGGGATTGACTATTACAGTGGTGTCTGGTGGTATGCCAAAGTCGACCATGCTGGTCCCGTCTGTCGATATCGCGAAAGGGGGCCTGTATGGATCGATAGGTCCCAGCTTTTGCTCCGCTATAACCTCGAAATCCAAAGAATCGAGATCCGTTACATCCCCATAAGCAACCCCCACACCGCCACAGTGAGCGGTGTATTCCACGGAAATCTTTGGAACAAACACAAGAGAATTTAGAGCAAAGAGCCCTCCCGGCAATCTCCGAAAGGATTGCATGGCATTTATAAGCGCTGGTTTTGTTTTATCATTTTTGTCTACGCGAGCTTCCGGTAAAACCAAATCCTCCAAAGAGATGTCCAGCGCCTGCGCAATGGCTTCCACGTCTTTCACAGAAGGAGACGTAATCCCCCTTTCCCACCTTCTTATGGTGTCACGAGAAAGTTTTCCTCCCCGAATACTCATCACCTTCTCGGCCAATACCTCTTGCGACATATCCCTTTTAGCCCTGCACAATTTGATGCGCTCCCCCACATCCATGGTTTCGCCCCCTTTGCGCCCCCACAGCGCTCAATGCACATAATGTGGCATAAACAACGCAAAAAAACAAGAAGCAAAAATACAACCGCAAATGCTTTATTTTTACGGCATTTGATTCTTAAGCCCTATTGATGTTGCAAAAAACAACGCATTATAATGACCTCAGAACGGAAGGGGGTGCAAAAATGAAGCAAACGACTCTGGCGAATTTTAGGAGAGAGGCAAAATTAAGCCAAAAAGAAGTTGGAGAGCGCATAGGAAGGAGTAGAGATTCTGTGCGTCGGTACGAACACATGGAGGTTGAGTTGCCTTCAAGCGCAATTTCTATTCTTGCGGAACTATACGGAAAAAGCGAGATGGAAATTCTTCGAGCCAGCCTAAACCCTCCTCCAGCCCCCGTGAAACCGGGGGAGCGGTCAAGTTCCAAGACGGCGTAGAGGAGGCGAAAGCGTTCAAGGCCGTGGCGGCGGAGTGCCTGCCGATCTTCGTCGACCATAGCGAGTTTCTGGAGTTCATCCTCGACCTGGCGGACAACGGCAAGATCGACGAACCGGTACGACGGATGAAGGTTGAGCGACTCAGGGACGCGTTGACGGAGGCATTGATATAGACCCACATGGACAAAGCGAGAGATAGCCCACCCGGCAGTACGGTCGGCGATGAACGCCAAGCTCTTGCCTACAACTGAATAGAGGTACTCAGCTTTTTGAAAGGAGGCATAGAAAATGCTCGTAATCACAACGGATGGCGAAGTATTGGACGGAAAGAGTTCTCTTACGGGAAGAGAAATTGCTGCCGTCGTTCTTCTCAGGGAGGACGGCAGCGAGGATCTCAAAGAACGGTTGGAAATCAATATTCTTCCTCGGATGAGGGATACATCTCCCTCCGAGCTTCTGTCGTTGGGCGAGGATTGCTTACGTAAATATCGCAACCGTCACCCTTTGCAGAGTGCATAACACCCACGACGTCATAGCACGTGTTCTCCACCTCGACAATCTCCCCTTTTCTGGGCATCTGGGCAAAGACTCCTGTTCCAAGGTTGCTGGAAGACCCTGACGAGACGTCGATCAGTATCGGCTTATGTATTGGAATCACCTCCCTTCACCGGGGGATGGAAAAAGCATAGCACGAAAGGAGGTCGCCGCATGACCGTAGAACTCTTGGAATCCATACGCAGCTCCCTGATCGAGCTGACCGATCTCGTCGAGACCGCGACGCGCTCCGAGCCTCGCCTCATGGATGAAACGGAGGCGGGGCGCTACATCGGAATGTCCACGGCGTACCTGCGGAAAGCGCGGTGCGAGGGCAGCATCGGAGAGCGCACGCAGGCGCCGGTGCATCTGAAGATAGGGAACGCGGTCCGGTACGACAAGACGGACCTGGACCGATGGATAGACGAGCAGAAACGACACAGATAGGAGGCGGACATCATGACGTTGATACGGATGCTCCTCGCGTCCGGAGCGCTCAGAGGGCCGTTCAGAAGACGGTGGCGACTATGGTAGTCCACTGCAAGGACTGCAAGCGGTGGCAGGATGCGCAGGGCGTCGGCAATCACCGTCGGTGCCCCGCGTCGGGGGAAATGCGGTGGGCCGGAGACGATGCGGAAGAGTGCTGCCGCCTCGTCTTCATTCTGAAGGGGGAGGAGATCGCATGCTGAACTGGTCCATTTACGGGAAGTCTGACGCTAAAACGCTCGTCGAAGATTTCGTGGAGGCCGCGCAGAAGCGCGATAGGGAAATGCTCGCGGTCGAAGGCGACTGCATCAAGGCGGACATTTTACATCTGGTGGAGGTGGGGGCGTGATGTTCGCGCTCGGCTTCATGACGTGTCTTGTAATCATTGTCGGTTGGGGGCTGCTCAAATGACCGGCGCGGGAGAGTTTTTTATTCACGGTTTCCTCTTCGCGCTGCTTTTGTTTTGGTGCATGGAGGATCACAAATGAGGAGCGCCTACATCTGCCACCCCCTCCGTGGGAAGACCGGCAGCCCGGAGGAAATCAAATCGAACCTCGAACGGATCGACGAGATAGCCAAAAACCTCGCCGCGATCTATCCGGACGTGCTGCTGCTCAGTCCGCTTCACGCCTTCTCTTTCTACGACCCTCGCGGGCCGCAGGAACAGGTGCTCGGGCAGTGCATCGCGATGCTGGAGCGGGCCGACGAGATTTGGGTGTTCGGCGATTGGCGGGAATCGCAGGGGTGCAGGCTGGAAGTGGAATATGCCCGGAGGCTGGGGAAGGGAGTGGAATTCAAGGGATGCGGTACCACTACAACGGGCATGTCTTAGAGGTGAGGAAAGGGCCTGGGGAATGGTTCTTCTCCGGCTTCTCGACCGAGGAGGGATTCCGCCAGTCCCCGGATCCAACGCTCCCGATGAGGCGCTCGCGCAAGGAGGCGCAAGTCGACCTGGACGCATGGGCGAAGAAGAAAGGATTGGAGGTCGTGTAATGGGTAAGGTAGTCAGCGAAGCAGGCGACAATGCGCAAATGTTGCTTATCTTCGGCGTGGATTTCGAGCCGATAGAGCGATACGTAGGTCGGCAGAACGAAATGGCGAATGAGGTCGCGGCTTGCGAACATGCGGTTAAGGGTTTAGCGGGAGACCAGATAGTTGCCATCGACGGAGCGACATTTGAGCTTTTCGACACCACGCGCCCGATGCTCTTGGATTTTCTGGCCGCCACGAAACGCGAGCTTGAACGGCAGATGCGCGATATGCCGCTGGTGGTGAGGATAAGGACGGAGGAAGAGGAGGAAGAGGAGGAAGAGGAGGAAGCAAGCGATGAATCTTGATCATGCTAGGCGATGCAGCCTGTGCGGACGTTTGCCGAATGGTCTCACTGGATTCGGGCAAGAAGAAAACGGGAATTGGATATGCGGCGCCTGCGTCTTAGAACGCGAAGAAAAATACAAACATTTGGAGGTTGACGGCGAGAGATGAAATTCGCATATAACGACGACCTGAAGGACTTCATCGATGCGGTTCTGCCGGGAGATCAGGACGACGAAGACGATGAATAAAACAAAAACCTCCGCTTTCGCGGAGGCCCCAGAGAAGAGCCGGGTGCTGGAACACCCGGCCTCTATTTTACACCATAGGAGGGCATTTCAATGGCGAAGAAGGTAACAATGTTCAAAAACAGCAAGGGAATCCGCGTTCCCTCGGTCACGACGATTTGCGGCCAGCTCGACAAGCCTGGGCTTATGTACTGGGCGCACAAGCTCGGATTGGAGGGCGTCTCCGATCTGAGGGCGCACCGGGACGCGATAGGTCAGGCCGGGAATCTCGCGCATGAACTGGCGCTTCCGTTCCTCTCCGGGGTCGAGATAGGAGACACGCTCAAGACGCTTCAGAGCGTGTACACCCCGGAGGAGCTGGCTCTCGCCGCCCCCATCATGAACCGCTTCACCGCGTGGGCGAAAGGACACGAGTTCCAGACCGATTTCGAGGAGGAGTCGTTCATCAGCGAGCGACATCAGTTCGGGGGGCGCATCGACTGGTTCGGGATTATGGACGGCGTTCCCACGCTGCTCGATCTGAAGTTCACCAAGGCGCTGTATCCGGAATCCACATACCAGATGTCCGCGTATCTCCATCTGCTGAAGGAACACGGAATAGACGTCCACAGGACGAAGATCTTCCGTTTCGGTCGCACCGAGGAGGAAGGCTTCGAGGAACCCGAGCTTCCCGAGGATGTCCTCGAAACGGGGTGGAACGTGTTCCTTCGGCTGCGGGAGATCTACGACCTCGCGAAGACGCTCCCGAAAACCGGGAAGGCCGCATAGAGAGGATTGATTAGAATGAACGAAAACGCCATTCAGATTTTCGTGCAATACCCGAAGGATAAGTTCATTCCGCTTGTGCCGGTGCAGACGATGCACACGATATCCCCGCTGCACCGGGTCAACATCAACGTTGTCCAGATCAGCACGGACGAGAGGGAAAGGGACGCCTACAAAGAGGGGAAGAACGGAGAGTACGCGCTGACGAAAAAGGGGCTCATGAAGCTCATGGCTGCGGCGAACATCCAGATCGTCGAATCGAAATCCGTCACGCCGTCCTCGTGCCAGCGATGCCTCGACATGGCGCGGGCCACGGGCAAGCCGTGCCCCTGCGGCGGCTGCGACTGCAAGCACGATGTCGCGTGGCAGGTGACAATCGCGGTTCCGGACCTCTCCGGAGGATTTCGACGAGTCACCGCGACGAGGGAATTCCTCTGCGCGGACGAAAAGGCGAAAGCGACGGACCAGCAGTACAAACAGGCGTTCGCCTTCCGATCCGCGCACGCTGAGTCGAAGGCCCTGAACCGGGCGCTTCGCGAGGCTCTGATGATCAAGCCGACGTACAAGGCCGAAGAGCTTTCGAAGCCGTTCGCAGTGCCTGTGATCAGTCCGAATTTCGAGGACGCGGACCTGAAGGCCGCCATGGTACAGCGCTTCGCCCAAGGAGAGAATTCACTCTTCGGTAGAGGGCCTGGGCTTCCTCCTCCGATGGACGGGGATACGCTCTCTCTCGCGGAAGGGGAGTCGGTGGTCATCCCCCCGGACGATGACGACGTGCACGACGTCGAGTTCGCTGCGGAGGAAGCGCCGCTCGAGGCCGAAGCGGTCGTCGAGTGCCACGAGTGCGGCGCCGTTCTGGAGGCGTTTTCCGACCCGAAGAGCGGAGATTGGACCGTGGCGCGGTTGTCCGATTTCACACGGGAGCGTTTCGGCAAGCCTCTCTGCCGCCGTTGCGCGACGCAGAAGGGGAGGGCGGCGTCATGAACGGGAAGATCGCGCACATAGGAGATTGCCACCTGGGGCTGGGCTATCCCGGCCCCAAACCCGAATCGCGCTTCGACGACATCGTCCGCACTCTGGACTGGTGCGCGGACAGGATCATCGAGGCGGAATGCGACGCGGTGCTGTTCGCCGGGGACGCGTTCAAGGACAGCAAGGTGTTTCTCGACCGCGCGACGCCGGAGATCATGGCGTTCGTCGAGTGGCTCCGCAAGCTCTCGGAGGCCGGCATTCCGGTGACGGCCATCTCCGGCACGCCCTCCCACGACGCGGTTTCCGCCTACGAGCTTATCCGGGAGATGAAGATCCCCGGAGTTTCGATCAGGACGCGCCCCGGCGTCGAATACCACGGCGACTTCAGCGTCGCCTGTCTGCCGGGGATGAACCGCTCGCAGATCGCGACGAAGGACGAATGCAAGGGGCTTCAGCCGCGCGAGGTGCACCGGCTCATGACGGAGAAGCTCCGCGATCTCTGCTGGGGCATGGTCGCCCGGAGAACCCCCATGGCAAGAGACCCGGTCGTGCTCCTCTCCCACATGACGATGGCCGGAGCGGACACTGGATTCGACGATCTCGTCATGGAGCACGAACCGGTGCTGACCCGCGAGGCGGTAGAGCTTTACGACTTCGTCTGCCTCGGGCATATCCACAGGCCGCAAATGATCGAATGCGGCAAAACGCGAGTCTCCTACTGCGGGAGTACGGAGAGGTTGACCTTTAATGACCAATGCATCGAGCCGGGCTTCTGGATCCATGACCTCTGGGCGCGCGAGAGCGAATTCGTGAAGACCCCGGCGCGGCGATTCCTCGCGATCGACATGGACCTCTCCGACGGACTGCTCTTCGCGGCTCCGGAGACATCGTATCTTCACGCGATGAAGCACATGGAGCTGGGAGAGAACGTGATGCAGGCGAAGGACGCCGTTGTCCGCGTCCGGCTGAAATGCACGGACGAGCAGTCGGCGGCGCTGGACCGGAAGGCGCTTGAGAGGGAGTTGTACGAAGCGGGAGCGTTCTTCGTCTCGGAAATCCGCGTGGAGACTACGAAGACGACGCGCTCCAGAGACGAGGAGGTCACGGAGAGCCTCGGACCTGTCCAGGCGCTGGCGAAGTGGTGCGCCGCGAGGGGCGAGGAGGAGTTCCGCGAAGAGGACGTCGCGGTCATGCAGTCGATGGCCGCGCGGTTGATGGAGGAGGTACAGGCATGATCCCGACGAAGCTTGAGCTGCACAATTTTGGCCCGATCCAGGACGCGATGATCGATCTCGACGCGGTGGACCTCGCGGCCATAGTCGGACACAACGGCGCCGGGAAGTCCACGGCGTTCACCATCGCTCCGCTCTGGGCGCTCTTCGGAGGGACGAAGAACGGATGTTCCCCCGACGATCTGGTTCGCATGGGGGAGCTGGACGCGTCGGTGGAGCTCGAATTCGAGCACCGCGGAGAGAGTTACAGAGTGCGACGGACCCGCTCGAAGAACGGGCGCGGGAAGTCGTCCCTTGAGCTTCAGAAGCTCGTCTCCGGAGAATGGGAACCCATGTCCGGAGCGACGATCAAAGAGACCGAGGAGAAGATTCGCGCCCTTCTCGGTCTGGACGAGGAGACGTTCACCGCCTCGTCGATGATCCTCCAGGGCAAGGCGAACGAATTCACAGCGAAAGCTCCGGGGCAGCGGAAAGCCATTCTCGCCCAGATTCTCGGGCTCGACGTCTACGACAGATTGCAGGAGGGAGCGAAGGAGCATGCGCGAAACATCGCGGACCGGGTGGTCAGAAGCGAAGAAAAGGCTCGGGAGCTTGCAGGGATTTTCGTAGAACGGGAGGAAATCGCGGGCGATCTTGCCAAGGTCGAAAGGGGCGTTCAAGCGGGATCGGCGTCCGCGTCACGGCTCGAAGGCGACCTGCGCGGAGCGGAGGAAAAACTCGTGAAGCTACGCGAGGCCGAATCCGCTTTGGCTCAGAAACACGAGGAAGTGGCGCGTCGCCGCAAGCAGCTCAACGATCTTAAATGGGACTTGCGCCAGATGCGGGAGGAGCGGGCGAAGCTGGCCTCGGTAGCGGACATGAAGGAGCACATCCTCGAAAAGTGCGCCGCCTTCGACCGGGCGGAGAAACAGATGGCGGAAACTCGTCCGCTGAGCGAAGAGCGCGCCCGCCTTCTCGACGAACTCGGACGGGCTTCCGGGGCGATCCGGCGAGAGGAAGCGGCGCTCGTGAATCTTCAGGCGCAGGTCGACCCGCTGCGAAAGTTTGTCGACGCGGCGCCCATGTTCGCCTCCGCCGCCTCGCGCGTCGAGTGGCTGAAGAAGGAGCTTGATCGGCTGAACGAGCGGCGGGAAGAGGACCTCGATCTTGAGCGGAAAATCCGGGAGCTTGAGAAGGATCTCGGAGAGCGGGTGCGCGATCTTGAGCGCAAGCGCTCCCTCATGGAGACGCGGCTCGAATTCCTCCGCGGGCAGGCCGCGAAGATCGAGCGGTCGGGATGCGTCGCTCCGGAAGCGGTGAAGGTGACGCCGTGCGCCTTCCTTCGCGACGCTCTTCAGGCGGCGAACGACCTCCACGGGACGGAGGCGGAGCTTCGAGACCTGAGCGATCCGCGCATCGAGCAGATTGAGTCGGTGTTGTCCGAGGCGAGAAAAGCGAGGGGGGATTTCGCGGCGCTGTTCAAGGAGCGCTCTACGGCTCTGAAACTGGAAATCGCGGAACTGGAACCGAAAGCGGCCATGCTCCCGCTCGTCGCGGAGAAGCGGGAAAGGCTCGAATCCGTCCTTGCGGGGATCGTCGACGCCGAATCTCGTCTGTGCGAAATGAGACGGCGGGTCGAAGAGGGCGAGCGGCGACGCAAACAGCTCGACGATGTGCTGGAGGCCTCGCGGTCGCTCGAAGAGGCTCTTTCCGACGCGGAAGCGTGGAGGAAACGACGGGACATGATTCCCGCCTACGAGGAGCGCCTGAAGAACACGGACGAAAAGATCGACGCCCTGGAAGTCGACATCCGCGTGAAAGAATGCGAACTCGTCGCCCTGGAGGAGGAGTTGGTATTCGCCCCCTCGGACGAAAGTGAGGCGGCAGCGGCAGCGGTCGCCGGACTTCGGCGGGAACTCGACACGGTTCGGAGGTCGCTCGACGAGCTGCACGCTCGTCGAGGCGGTCTGAAGGAGCGGCTCGACAGAGCGGAGGAGGCGAAGCGGCAGATCGACGCGATGGAGGAAGAGCGGGCTCCTCTGGTCACGGAACGACACTACTGGTCGAAGCTCGTGGAGGCATTCGGCCGCAACGGCATTCCGGCGCTCGTCATCGAAAACGCCGTCCCGGAGCTGGAGCGGATAGCGAACGAGATCCTCGGCGAAATGTCACAGGGGAGGCACTCCCTCAGATTCGAGACGCAGCGCGAGCTGAAGAGCCGGGCCGGGATGGCGGAGACGCTCGAGATCATCGTTGCCGACTGGATGGGCACTCGCCCCTACGAGACCTTCTCCGGAGGGGAGCAGCTCAGGATAGATTTCGCGATCCGCTTCGCGCTCGCGGAACTCCTCGCGCGTCGCGCCGGGAGTCGGATCGAGTGGCTCGTGATCGACGAGGGGCTCGGCAGCCAAGACAAGGAGCATCGCGAGTTGGTGCTCGAAGCGATACGCAATGTCGCCGGGCGCTTCCGGAAGGTCCTCGTGATCACGCACGTCGAGGAGGCGCAGGGGGCGTTCCCGCAGCAAATCCGCTTCGAGAGGACCGACGGCGGAGTGAAAATAACGGTGCAGTAGGAGGGCAAAAACATGAGGAATCGCGAAGAGGAAAACGTGGTGAATTTGACCGGGATAGTCGGCGCCGATGGACAGGTACGCATCTTTCCCGACGAGGGACTTCCCGACGACTACGAGGATGCGCGGTACAAGCAGACGAAGGAGTTTTTCCTGAAGGCCTCAGCGGAAGAGGTGGAGGCGAACGACGAGAAGAAGCGCGCCACCAGCATTTTCAAAACGAAGGAACGCCATCTCCACTACGCCGCATTCTTCGAAGGCATGGAGGTCGAGCTTTCCCACGCCAGAGATTTTGACGATGACGAAGGCGAAGGGGAAACGGACGAGGGGGAAGGGGCTGCGTAGCCGTGAGGACTGGCGAAAAGGGGAGGGGCGTTTTGCCCCTCCCCTTGCAAGGGTGGTGAGATCTTGGCGTGGCTTTCAGTAGACCAAAGCCTTCCGGATCACAGAAAAACGCTTCGTGCGGCGGATATTCTCAGCGTCTCTCCCGTGCAGATAGTTGGTCACATGGTGTGCTTCTGGCTGTGGGCGCTCGACAACGCCCCGGACGGGGATCTCGGAGATGTGACTCCGGGGATGATAGCGAGAGCCGCGCAGTGGGACGGAGATCCTCAGTTGTTTACGGACGCCCTCTCGGAGGCGCGCTTCCTGGAGAGCGAAGGCGACCCTCGCATCAGGAATTGGGAAGAGTACGGCGGGAAGCTTATCGAGGGGAAGCGGAAAAGCAGAGAGCGCGCGAAGCGTTCGGAAGAGCGAAGAAAAGCGAAAGAGCAGGAAACGGAAATACCAGAAGGGTCTACGCGCAATCTGCGCGCAGATGACGCGCAGACTGCGGAGCAGAAAAGAAAAGAAAAGATAAGAGAAGAAAAGAATAAAACCTTAAACCCATACGTCGGTCAAAACCCGCCCGACGCGCTCGAAGAAGGGGAGGATTCGACCAAAAACGACGAGGTCACCCCCGAATCGGCCAAAATTCCGCATGTTCCCCACACCAAAATCATGGACCTCTGGAACTCCATCGTCGCCCCGAAGGGCAAACCCAGCATCAAGAGCATGACAGACTTCAGGAAAAAAGCCCTGAAGCGAATGTGGCGCGACCTCGGAGAGGGCAACGACTTTACCGACCCGGATGTCTGGAGGCAGTTCTTCGAGTTCTGCACGCGCTCCGAGGTGCTCATGGCCGGAGGATGGTTCACGTTCGACTGGCTCTTCAAGCCCGCGAACTTCCAGAAGATCTTCGAGGGCAACTACCACGGGAGGAGGGCTCAGGCATGGCAAGAGAGGCGGTAGCGATCGGACCGAAGGCGCGAGAGATTCTCAGAGGCATCCTTCTCAGGCGGCGGGACGAAGGCGTCCGCTTCCGCTCCCCCGATCAGCGCCTGAAGGAGATTCTCGAATTCGTCCGCAAGGAGTTCCCGGAGGCGCAACCGGATCAACTCTTCGGCGACGTCCTTGAATTCGTGAAAGCGGAGCGCTCCGACGGCGAATGCGCGTACTACCGCGAGCAGAATCGCTGTCCCAAGGAATGCGGGAACTGCGGGCGGCTATGGGTGGTGCGGCGCGTGGATACGCGGACCGGACCGGGATACATAGTCACGTGGCAAATGTGCGGCCGGTATCGCGGATGGATGGCGAAGAGGGGCGCGGAGGCGAAGCCGAAAGAGCAGGAGCCGGAATCGTCCTTCGCGGCCAGGAAAGGAGGCGTTGGCGATGACCGAAAGGACATCGCTTGAAGAGCAGGTCGCCGAGCTGCGCGAATGGAAGCGGCGCAAACAGGCGGCTCTGGAAAGAGAGACGGCGGTCCACAGGCGGAACAATCTCGAACGGGAAATCGAAGCTCTGGACCGCGAGCTGGATCGGCTTGCCGCCGAGGCGCTTCGAAGCGGCGCGCAAGGGTCGCTTTTTTAGGGTGGCGGAGATGAAGACGATCAGCGCGACAAGGGGCCTCGTGGTGGGGCGTAGGTACGAAATGCGGTACAGCACGCACAAGGCGAGCGCCCACAAGGGCCGCGAATCGGGCAGCCGCAAGTGCGAATACCTTGGCGAGGAGAGGGCGAGGGCGCCGGAGGGAAAACTTTTCATGTTCCGGAACCCCGGCGGCGCGAAGGAGAGCTACACGGTCTTTCAGCTCATGGACATGCTGGTGGGATGAAAATGGGGAGAACGGTACGCCGGGAAATCCACGGAGGCAAGAAATTTACGGGCGCATTTGAACGATGTGCGCAAAGGCGGCACCTAGGGTTGTCTTGAATAAAAACATGGGCTTAGCGGTCAAAAAAACGGCATAGCACACTAAAACACTATGATATGGAGGCGCGAAAACATGATCATCATCGGAATCGACCCCGGCATGAACGGGGCCGTGGTGGCGATAAACGGGAAAACGCGGGAGCTTCTTCGGGTGTCCGACTGCCCCACGCTGAAAATCGGGAAAACGGCGGACTACGACGTCCCGGAAATGGCGAGCCTCCTCCGGGGCTTTTCGCTCGGTGGGCCGACCACGGCGATTCTGGAGCAGGCACAGTCGATGCCGGATCAGGGCGTGGCAAGCATGTTCGCGACCGGGCGCGGATACGGAATCTGGCTCGGAATACTCGGGGCGCTGGAGATCCCCTATCAGACCGTGAGACCCTGCGTCTGGACGCGGAGGCTTTTCAAGGGGCTTCCGGGCAAGGGGAAGGAGCGCGGGATTCTCTTCGCCTCCAGGACGTTCCCAGGAATAGAGCTGGTCCCGAAGGGGTGCCGCAAGCCGAGAGACGGCAGGTCCGACGCGGCGTGCCTGGCGTACTACGGGGCGTTGGTGGCATGAGACTCGAACCCGAGGAAGGAGCAGGAAAAATGAAAACGCGTCCAACCGACGGTCCCTACAGACCGGGGAATCAAAACGGCGTCGTCGTGTCCGACGCCTCGAACGGTCTTACCCTGAACGGCGCAACGGGCAAGAGGTCCGTCGATTATTACGGCGGAAACCTGATCGCGGAATCGGTATCGCCGTGCAACGTGCCGCTGCTCGCCGCTTCCTGGGATTTGCTGCGATTGCTGCGGAATCTGGTGAGTCGAGACAGGCGGATGGTAGAAGCCGGCGGTCTCATGCAATCCACCGCGGAGCTTGAGGAGGCGGAGGGGTTTTTGGTGGCGCTCGATAGCGAGGATCCGTCATGAGACGCCCCAAGGATCACCTGACGCTCCAGCACATGATGGCCCGCATAGCCGAAGAAGACGGCATGCCGGAGCTGGCGCGGAGCTTGGATCGCCGCCCCGAGCCGCTGCGGGAGGAGATGCCGTGGTGGGACAGGACGCCTAAAAAGGGGGTGTGAGCGGGTGCTCTTTGGTATGCAATTCTGGAAATACTTTCCTTGGGAGAACTGGGCAATTTTCAAGCGTTTCCATTACCACAACACCGAGGGGCTGAGACGATACGCCCCGAAACCCACTCGGAAGACAATCAAGCCGCAGCGCCTGACGATTGCTCGGAAGTCGTTCGAGCGCAGAAGGAGCGGGTGCCCATGAAAGCCTATTTGACAACAACGCCCCGGCGAGCTGCTCGCGCAACGCAAAGCCTTGCGGCAAGCGGTACGGCTTAATTGATGAGGAGGGGTCGGCATGGACAAGATCAAACACACGGGCACGATGAACGCGGTCTGCCCGTGGTGCGGCAGAGAGGTCGCGGATAGCTGGGAGTTATGGCACCCTGAAAGCGAGTGCGAGTGTAATCAGTGTGGGAGGTTGTTCAAGGCGACGCGGATTGTGACTGTGGAATTCGATACGGAGAAGGTGGAGGCATGAAGGCGAGTTCTGGACCGTTCGAGATTGACACCTACGGACACGGACACGGACACAATGTGTTCGAAAACGACAGAAACATTTGGGTCGCCCATTACCCGGATTCTACGGGCGCCTCCGAAGCAAACGCGCTGCTTTTCACGCGCGCGCGAGACATGCTGCGCCTGCTGCGGGAGGTTGCGCCGACGCTCGGGCACTATCACGGTCCGCTAGGAGGCTGCACGGCGTGCGACATTGACGCGTTACTTGAAGACTTGAGGGAGGTCGAGGCATGAGCTGGCGTGAAATGTGGGAAGATTTAAGCGAAGTGCTATTTATAGCGGTTGTTTTAGGTTTTGGAATGGGACTATGCGGAATCGCTTTTTATCTGCCATTGTCATTCCCATTGAGCTAGTAAGGTGGTTGTTGACATGAGCCGCAAACATCCCCGCGACAGGCGGGTGAAGATGCTCCGGCTCTGGCTCCGGGGGCTGCGGAAGATGTCGCGGCGGATTGAGGACGCGAAGAAGGTGGCGAATAGAACCACAGTACCCATCTTCGTAGACAAAGACCGGCGCGTTATGTTCAGCGAGTTCTCTTGGCTGCGGCATATTGTCGGCGTGCGAAAGGGGACGATACTTTGAGCCGGAACAGCACGTGGTACACAATCAGCAGGTGGAGCAGCAGCAACGTCATTGACCGCGATCTTCTCTTCTACCGCACGGCGCGAACCGCGAAAAAAGCTCGTAGCATCGCCGCAAACAATCCGGGAGCCAAAATACTCATGGAGCGTCACACCCCGTCATCGTTCAAGTGGCTCCATGACATCATTCCCGACAACAGTAAAAAAATGAGGCAACTACGGCGCCTCTACCGAAATTTCCGCCGCCGCGAGGCGGACGCGAAGAAGCGTGTCGCGCGCAACCAGCGCAAAGAGCGAGTGGCGCGCTGGGTGGCGATAAAACAGTCTTTTGACCGTGCGTACGGGGATGTTGCGCGAGCAAGCAGGAAAGTACAACGCAAGCTCTGGGCGTTCTGGAATTCGCTGGACACGGGGACGGGAGGAGAAAAGTTATGAACACGCACCTTTGCGACACCTGCAAGTACAGCGAAGAGGAGTGCAAGCCGGAGGATATGCAGCTTGACGATCTGGACAACGTGGTTGAGTGCTTCGGGTACGAGGAGGACGGGGCATGTTCAGGCTGATGCGGATGCCGGACGGTAACGCTTTGCTGATCCGCGAGCGGGACATGGAGCCTGCCGGGATCATTCACGAGTCGCACGTCGAGGCCGTCTCCCAGGCGCTGGGGATCGGGGTGCCGGTCATCGTAGGAATCGGAGACGGAAAGTCGACCACGTTTCAGTGTAGCCACGAGGTCGATTCTATCGAAGCAGATTCGGAGCTTGTGGCGGAGGTGACGGAATGACGCTGATTCGTGCGACCTTTGAAATTGGAGGCGAAGGTGAGTTGTGCCATTTCTGTGTATATGGGATGTATGGAGGTTTGGATGAAAGTATTTGTTCTTGCGTTCTGTTTCGGCAAAAACTTAAAAGAGATTCTGAAAGGCGCAAGGTTCGCTGTCCGCAGTGTCGTGCTTCGGAGGTGACGGGATGAACCACGCGAAGGAGATTTGGATACCCGATGAATCCGGCATGTATATTCTGGCCTGCAATCCGAACGACAATCATGGGTACGTGGCTGTGGAGATTCGCGGATGGGGGAGCCTGTCTAAGCTTGGGAAAGAAGAGGCTGAAAGAGTTCTAAGGGACAGGGCCATCCGTATCGCCGCCCTGTGGAATACTGCGGAAGACTTGTGGCTGACGACGGAGGAGATTACGCGTGGTGCTATTTCCAAGATGTTCTGGCTTGCAGGGAATCGCATACCGCAGGTAGACATGATCGACATGGAGTTCATGGTTCCTATCCGGGACGACGAGATCGAGTTCCATCCGTGGAAGGGAGAGCCAATAAAGGTGAGCGTGCGCGGTGGGGAGCACACGAAACATGTGCGGGACGAGATTATGAGGCGGTGGAACAAGTGCGAGGTGGCGGAATGAGCAAATGGATTTTTTACGACAGATGCGCAAATGAGGGGCGGATTTTCGATTCGATGGAAAAGGCGATGGAGCACGCGGAATTGTTTATCCAGCGGTACAGCGAGGGTGGCGAAGGGTACCCTGACAGCGGAGACATTCTAATAGCCAAGGTTACACATGTCAATACTTTCCACCCCTCGGACCGGGCGAAGGATCACCCATGCATTCAACATCCGGAAAGGACCGCGCTTTGTCACGTGTGCGACGAGCATCCAGAGTGTCCACAAACAGACGCATGGGAGCATTCCCCGTTCGACGAGATCGGCGAGATGAAAATGGATGAGGTGACGGAATAATGGGGGGTTTTCCTGATGTCTTTGGCGCGATGATCCTGATCTGTGTTGTGGCTTTTATTGCCGGAACTCAGATTCTTCTGCTGGTGTTCAAGATGTTCGGTGTTCTGACGATATCGTGGGGGTGTGTGTTTGCAGTGATCCCTATTTCGATCATTGTGATCATTTTCCTGTTGGGATTGAATAGCGTCTTCGGATTTTGGGAATAGGAGGTGGCGTGATGAGGCGGAAAATAAAAGCAACCCCCTGGGACGAGTTGCATCCGGACCACCCGCGTCCCGGATTAGCAGTCTTCGACGCGCCAGCGTTAGGAGGCGGAAACAAGTATTTTGCATGCGGCGGCGGAGAGGTCGAAGAACTGGAGGAGACGGCGAGGCGCCTCGCCGCCCTCTGGAACGCGGCGGAGGATATAGGATCGACAACGAATGAGATAGAGGACGGGGTAATTCAATTTGCTTTCGAGCTTGGAGAGCGCCACGCCGAAGTAATCAACGCCGCGAAAGAGCGCATCGAAAAGCTCGAAGCGGAGAAGGCGGAGGCGTGCGAGCTGATTCACGCACTCCTCACGACTGTCCCAAGAGGTAGTTTTTTTGCTCCACTGATTTTGCGGACAGAAACCTTTATCGAAGGGACTATTGAGAAAGCGAGGGGCGAAAGTGTTGAGCAAGAAAAAGTGTGAAATATGTGGACAGCGACCGGCGACGGTGCCGGACAGAGACCGACCGGGTCGCCCGGTGAGCCGGATATGTTCGGAGTGCCACAGGTCCCGGCTGGCGGGAGATATGAAAATTGTCATGGCTGCCGCTGCAAAGCAAGCGAGGACGCTAGGAATAGCGTTGGGTATGCTGCTTGACGAAAAGCAGAAAGCGAGGAGAGAGGAATGATCTGGTTCTTTCTCTCCGTGCTATTCGCTTCCAACGCCATGCTGTGGTGGCGTCTCCTATACCTTGAGAGCGTCGCCGCGAAGCTGGAATTCGAGCAGATGTGGAGGCCGGGGAAATGACCGAGAAGATCGAACCCGAATGGCAAAAGGAAATTCCGCTCCGCTGCAAGCGCTGCGACGGCTGCCGCGACATCTCGCCGCTGGCGTACAACGCTTTCCATCTGGAAGAAAAGGTTCGAAAGCTCGAAGAGCGCAACTCATTTCTCGAAGCGCAGTGCCGCGCCGCGATGGAGCGTGGATCGGATTCCTTCAGGGCGCAGATGAAGGAGCTGCTCGGAGACAACGAACCGAACCGGAGGCGCTGCGGGTGACCCGCGAAGCCGCGGTCAAATGGTGTTTGGACCGCAGTTTGATTTTCGTCGACTTTTTCAACGGCTCCATAATCTACGTCCGCCCGAACGGACAAATCGCACAGACGGAGGTGCAATCGGTGACGCGGGATGATGCTTTGCTCAGGGAGGCAGTATCGAAATTGGGATCCATCAATCAGCTCAGGCAGGCTCAGGAAGAGGCTGGCGAGCTGATCGCCGCCATAAACCAGTACTCGCGGGGGCGGATAGGGCCGTCTGTACTCGCCGAGGAGATAGCGGACATGGAGATCATGATCGAGCAGGCGAGGGTGATCGTGGGCGACGCGGCCGTGGACGAGCACAAGAAGTTCAAGCTGCAACGGCTGAGGGCGATGGTCGAGGGCGGGGTGGGGTTTGACGGTGTGCAAGGCGCTTAGAAACGCAAGGGTGTTAATGGGAAGGGCTTTGATAGCGGCGTATAAGGACAGGTGGATTCCGCGAAAGAGAGAAGTTGACAAGATTATCGAAGAAATGGTGATGGGCGGGAAGTGGCTGAAAGAGGATATGGTGCAGGGTGGCGACGTCATTCCCCCGCAAGAAGTCTTGCTACACCTCAAGGAGAATAATAAAAATTACATCGCGCTGTTGTCCAACATAGAAAAAATGGAGAGGATTATTGAATCTCTCACAGACGAACAGGTTTTCATCCTCGAAGAGCACTTTTGGAGGGGGATACCTTGGTATGAGGTCGCGGATGTTATCTCAGTCAGCAGAACAACCTTTTTCCGAAAAAAGTACGATATCGAGGAGTATGTTGGGGCGCACTGGAAAGAGGGGGAATGATCCCCCTCTTTTTTTGTGCCCAAAAACCCCTCAACTTTTGGCAAACTTGGTACTTTAGACCGATGTACGCCAGCAGATTTTATGGTAGTATATAGATAGAAAAGGAAATAAGATTCTGAAAGCGCAGTCAATGAAAGATCGGAGGAGGGGATTTGAATGGCAACCACGGTCACAATTAAAGAGCGTAAAACGGGGATAGTCGTTGAAACGCAGGAGTTCGAAGAGGGGAATGCGTACTATTGGTTTATACACAAGTACCCAGGGTATAAGCAACGGAGCGTGGTCGCGGAAATCACAACCACATATCCGGGGCGTCCGGATTATATCCGCACGGAGGAATATCCCCTCACGTGTATCGCGAGTGATCTTTACGACGCTGGGAAAGCGGCAGCTGAGGACGAGTACAACAATGCAAACGCGCTGATCAAGGGCAAGCGAGGCGCGGCGGAAATGCGCAAGCCGCTCGAGGAGCGGAAAATGAAGCGCCTGAGCGCCCTCAGGAGGGGCTACGACAAGCTCAAGGGCGAGCTTTGGTTGTCAAAAGGGTGGAGCGACGATGGGTCTAGACAGAATTTCATCGACAAATGGAGGGGGCACAAATCTTCTCGCAGGCATACGTGGGGCATCAAACAGGGGCATGCCCTTGCGGAGAGGGCTGGCCAAAATTTCGACGAGCACGGATCGTCGAGCGGCGACTACCTGAGCACCGGCGTGGTCGATTACGTCTCCCCATGGGATGGCTCAGCCGCCGCACCATATTGTGACATGGGGGGAGAGGGGCTAGCTCTCATACGGATAACCCGCACGAGAGTCTACGCGAAGTCGTCGAAGTGGTTTCCAGCGCGAGCCTTTACACTCTTCCTCGTCGGGAAAAATGAGGCAGGAACTTATTTCGCGCACCCTGTCGCAAAAACATGTGAGACGGTTGCGGATGCCGTCCAGTGGATTTGGGGCGGGCGGGCAAGGGACATCATTGCCAGGCAGGGAGACATCGCGTTGATAGGCGGCAATGGCGGCCCGAAGCTTCCGAATGACGGATTGCCTCGGGGACACGTGATCGACGAGGCGGCAGGCATAGTACGCCACTCCACCCACCCGGACATTCCTCTTCCGGGGAAGGGACAGAGAATCATCGTCGGAAGGAGAGCCGCCGTCTATGCCTCCGACGCCACGCGGGACTAATAAAAACGCCGCCTTCGTTGCGAGCGAGGGCGGCGCATTTTCCACCCGGCGCGAACCGGGAAGAAGGGAGCATTGCAATGACATCTTATCACGGGTTGAGCGGAATTTATAGGCGCGGAAAGGTGGTTTTTGTAAGGTTTTTCGGGAACACGAGGATTCGACCCGACCAGGCGAAGCGCGCATTCCCGACCGAAGAGCAGGCCCAGGATTTCTACGCGTGGGCGACGGAGCGGGCGGACAGTGAAAATTTGTCACTCGGAGGATTTTTGACCGGAGGCGGCGCGTAGGGGCGACAGCGCCCCTTTATTTCAACAAAGGAGGAATTGACATGGAACACAAAAACATCGATCTGTTTTTCTCGTTTTTGCGTGACACACTCTTGCACCCCGAGTCTCTGGATTTCAAGCCCACGAGAGAGGCATGGGTAGAAGACCTGGAGCATGACGCCGCAAGAAACGGCGGTTGTTGCTTCGAGGTTCCGTCTTCAGCGACAAAGGACTACGCCCCAGCACTCTACTACTTCCGCAGGGAGTTTTTCATTGATTCTGACGGTGACTGGAACTACCGTATTATTCACGGCGAAACAGAGAGGCACGTCGCCGTCTCCGTAGACAGAACCATCGCCCCCGCGTTCTGGGCGAAGGTCGACTCCGAATCAGAGGGTGGGAGCATCGTTGCGGAGTTCCTCGCAACCGGCGGATCGTCGTCTTGTGAAATCTCCGTCGCAGAAATCGCCATGAGATACGCAAAAAGCTTTTCCGAGTGGGAGGATGGCGCGGTGGAGGTTGGATAGGGAAATAAAAACTCCGCCTCTCCTTTTCACGGGAGAGGCGGAAATCAGAGGTAGTATTTCTCGTGTTGCGCCCTTACGGGTATCAGAGGATAAAAGAACAATAGCACGTCGGAGGAGGGGTGTCAATGGGCGATTTGAAAAATATCGAACTTTCTCTTCACGCGGCATGTCCCGCAGCGTGGCGCGAAGCGGAGGGGATGCGAGCCAAGAAGGGGAGAGCGCTGCCACATTGGAGCAAGTGGTGTTACCTCCCGTTGGCAGGGTGGATCGCGATCGTCTCCAGGGGCTGCGACATGTCGCAGGTTTCCATGGAGCACACGCAGGCGGCAGCGCTATATGCGGCAATCGGATCATGGCGTATCGGACGCGGGATATACCGTTTCGACGAAACCTTGTTTCAGGAGCTTATCTCCACACCGATGGAAGGGAACATTCCTTGCGACGTGATCTTTCGTCTACCCGAGTGGTGCGTCTATCTCGAGACTGAGCCGCTCGGGTTCCCTGGGGTATTCGTCCACCTGGAGGAGGACGCGAACAGCGGGGAGAGGGAGCTGCGATTTCTTTTCCACGAGGTCGACGGGGACCTTATCCCCGCCGTCGTTCATCTGGGAGACTATTCGCTCGCCGAGGGCGTGCGTCGCTCCGTGGAGATGGTCAAGCTCAACATGTCGAAACAGGGATTGTCCTATTCGTCCGAGCGCATGGCGTTGGACGCTGCGGGAATCATGAATAAGGTGGGAAGCGTTATGCCTCTCGTGCTCTACATCTGCTCCGCGAACTCGGAGGTCAGGCGGCGCGAAAATGACGCGCAGCCTACGCGCAGAAAACCAAAGGGCAAGGCTGCAAAATTCGCCGTCTCTCCCACAACATGGGAGGTGGGGTACAGGATCGGCGCCGCCATCCGCGCAGGGCGATCCAAGGAAGAGCAAGGGGAATCGTCTGAGTCGCAGTATCCGGGGGTGGGAATACCCAAGCGTCCGCACGTGCGAAGGGCGCACTGGCACGGGTACTGGACGGGGCCGCGCGACGGGAAGCGTTTGTTCTCGTTGAAATGGCTACCGCCCATTCCCGTAAACATCGACACGGACGAAGACGGTCCGATGGTCATACATCCAGTAGAGGAGGAGCAGTTATGAAAAAATACACAGTCAGAGCGCAGGACAAGACGGCGGAGACGGTAGAAACTTTCCCGGGGTTCGCCCCGACACACGCGGCGGAGGAGCTGTTGGATGCTGCGGCGGAATGGGTGCGGCAGGGAGAAATTGACGCGCTCCCGAGGCTGACGGAGCAGGAGAAAATAGCCATTGTCGGCGTAGTCAATTCCTGGTACATCGAACCGCTCTGGACAATCTTGCCGGTGACGCTCGCCATGGAGATCCGCGACTACCTCGCCCCCGGCGAAGAGGGATTTTTCCTCGGGTGGACCGACGAGGCGAAGAAGGAGTTCGTGGAGAAACTATCGAAGCTGACTCCTCCGGAGGCGCTGGCGGTTGTGCTCTGGGGCAAGCGATTCTGGGAATCCGAGGAGCGGGACGTGTTCAAGTATTGCGCGGACGCGTGAAGGTTGGGAATGAATTCCACATCGGAATCGTTTATTATATTAGGGTCGACGATCGGCCCTGGACAAGGGGCGAAGAGAATGTATGTGTCTAGATACAGCAACAAGAAGATTACCAACGATCTGTATGTGCCTTTAAGAATTTCAATCGGCGCTCCTAGGTGGCGACTGGGATACAAGATCGTCGGAGCGGTAAAAGAGCTGATGCCTTTCGGTCTGCTCGACCTCGAAAGGGCGGAATATGAAGAGAGATACCGCGCTCAACTTGAGAAAATTGGAGTAGGTGCGATATCGAAAAGGCTGGAATCCCTCAGGGACGGGGACAAGAATGTTGTGCTCCTGTGCTACGAGGATATTCGGAAGCCTGGCGAATGGTGCCATAGGACGCTCTTTTCTCTTTGGTGGAAAGAGAAAACTGGCGAGGGCGTCGGGGAGCTGGAGATGTCGGAGGCAAAACAGGGGGTTTTGTTCTAAGGAAACCCGAGCGATGAGGGGCCGTTGGCCCCTCTTTTTTTATGCCGTTTGTCACCCTAAAAAAGGTGGGGATTGTAGATGTTTCAGGGAACGATCCCGAGCAATGTTCAAATGATGCTTGGAGAGATAGTTGGCAGTTGGAACGCCAGCGATATTTACGTGGGATGCTCTGGTAATTTTACCGTCGAGCGCGTGTTGCATAACCACGCGAAGGCGAGGTTGCACGGAAACGACGTGACGGCGTACTCGTGTCTTATAGGCGATTACCTTGCGGGGAATGAATTGGGCGCGAGGTTTAACCCAAAGTACGACGGCCCGATGTCCTTTGTCGAGAAGTACATAACCGACGACGCTTCCGTAATCGCGGTAACGTTAATTCTCTCCAAGCTCGCGGATGCGCTGAAGTCAAAGAAAAGGAACGCGTATTACGAAAGACTGATCCAAGCGTATAAGGATCAGTGGGAAACCATCTTCGCCTCGCAGTATAACTTGGTGCTTGCGTTGCCAAAGATGCTGACGAGCTTCTGCCGGGGCGACGTTTGCGAATGGGTGAAGGGGCTCGACAAGAGTCAGGGGTTTATCTGTCACCCCCCCTTTTACAAGGGTGGTTACGAAAAAATGTTCGCGGCGATAGAGGACGTAATCGCGTGGGCTCCACCAGAGTACGAAATGATCGACCAGGAAAAAATTCATGCGCTTTTCGAGGAGGCGATGGGTTTCAGGCATTTTCTATTCGTAATAAACAAAGAAATGCCAGAACTCAAAAAAAACCTCATAGGATTAGCACAGACGACCAACAGGGGGACGCCGTTATATGTCTATGCGAACCACGACCGGTCGAGGATTGTCATGCCGTCGCAGAAAGCCACAACGCCAGCAATAGCGAGGTTAGGGCAAAATGACGACGTTGGAGAAACAATCTCCTTGGTAAAGCTGCAATCGGCAGAATTCCAAGGCTTGCGGTCTCAATATCTAAACCCGCACATCAAACCGGCGAGCGAGTCTTTGGCACTGGGGGTTGTGGTAGATAAAAAACTTGTGGGAGCCTTCGCCGTATCCGTAGCCCCAACAATGGGAAATTTCGATAAACACGTAAGCACGCCGACCGTCTACCTCTTGAGCGATTTTCCCGTCGCCCCATCCAAGTACAAGAGGCTTGCAAAGCTTGTGCTCTACGCGGCGCTGAGCAAAGAGTCGAAACTGATAATGGAGATGCTTTCGAACAGGAGAGCAAGAACGCTCATTACGACAGCGTTTTCAAAGAAGCCCGTGTCAATGAAGTACCGCGGGCTTTTTGATCTCGTCTCAAAAAAGGAGCTTGACGGTGTGGATGAGAATGAAACGGACATGTCGAAAATCTACTACGGGTCAGGGTTCCAGCTGAACTACGCGGCCCCCCTGGGTGCATGGACGCTCCAAGAGGGACTGGCGCTCTGGAAAAAGAAGTGCTCGCAGGTTGAGCAAAAAGAGGAGGTGTGTGAGGTTGGACGTCCACGTGATGGAGATAGACCCGCGGGAGCTCCGATTACTTGAGCTGAACGCCCGGTATATGAAGCATGAGGAGTTTGCGAGGTTGGTGGAGAATATCAGAAGGGACGGAAGATTGACATCCGCCCCTTTTTGCTGCCGCGAGAAAGACGGAGGATACAAGGTTCTTTCCGGAAATCATAGAACGAGAGCCGCCATAGAAGCGGGAATCGAAAAAATTACATGCTTGGCAACAGACGATGACCTTTCCGAGGATCAGCGGATAGCGATTCAGCTGTCGCACAATGCCATATCGGGGCACGACGACCTTGGGACGTTGAAGATCCTGTATGAGCAAGTGCTGGACATCGAGATGAAAAAATACAGCGGCCTTGACGATAAAACGCTGGAATTGCTTCAGCAGGTGGACAGCGTGCGAATGGCGGAGGCCAACCTGAGATTCCTCACGTTAAGCGTGGTATTCCTCCCGGACGAGATAGAAGCTGCTCAAAAGACTCTAGACGATGCGATAGGGTCGGCGAAGGGCGCTGATGTGAAGTGGCTTGCGAGAATGGCGGAGTATGACAAGTGGTTGGATTCCATAGAAGCGGCGGGCTCCTCTCAAGGGATAAAAAATAACGCGACTGCGCTCAAAATAGTATTCGACATCTTTGAGGACAACATGCATCAGCTGTCTGACGCGTGGAGCGACGACGAAGACTCGAAGGCGTGGGTTCCGTTGGAGGCCGTGATAGGGAAGACAAAGATCCCGGAGGGGGCGGCGAAGGTAATAAAACGAGCAGTGGAAAAGATGATAGGGGAAAAGAGCCTCAATTCCTCGAACCGTTGGCAGGCGCTTGAATACTGGGCCGCTGACTATTTATCGAGGTAGCGCTATGCCTGCGTTCGATAAATACAATTCGAAGTATCACGATGACTGGGGGTGGTCCCTCGCCATTAAGGGATGCACTAATGAGGAGATTGCAACGGCATTCGGCATAAGCAAGCGGACTTTGATCAGATGGATGAACCAGTACGAATCGCTAAAAAACGCCATCAACGAGGGGAAGGCTTCGGCTGACGCCAAGGTCGAAAGAAAGCTCTACGAGCGCGCTCTTGGCTATGAGGTGGAAGAGGAGCAGAAGGTTTTAAACGTAAGCAAAGAAGGTGGATCTCGGATAGGCAGAATCACCATAACGAAAAAACACGTGCCCCCAGACCCGACCTCTTGCATTTTTTGGTTAAAAAATCGACACCCTGATATCTGGCGCGACGTGCAGCGCATGGAGCACGGCGGCAAGGTGGAGGTGAGCCATGACCCGCAGATCGAGCGGCTCATCGAAGACCCCGAGGCGCAGCGCCTCCTCGCGGAACTCCACGCGAGAGCGACTTCAGGACACGTGGAAGGCGCTGGCGAGGCGTAGGTTCTGGTTCTTCTGCCAGTACTCGCACTTCGGCAAGTGGCGTCTCGCTCCCCATCTGGAACTCCTCTGCTCCGAACTCGAAGAGGTCGAGGCCGGGCGACTTGATCGGTTGATTCTGACTGTCCCTCCGCGACATGGCAAGTCTATGTGCGTCACGGAGACCTTTCCGGCCTGGTATCTGGGCCGCAATCCCGAGAAGCGCGTCATCGAGGCGTCGTACAGCGACGATCTCGCCCGGACCTTCGGCGACAAGTGCCGCCGGAAGATCGAAACCTTTGGCCCGGAACTCTGGGGGCTGGAGATCGACCGTCGGCGCGCGGACAAGTCCGACTGGGGGATCAAGGATCACAACGGCGGAATGGTCTCGGCGGGGATCGGCGGAGGAATCACGGGCAAAGGGGCCGACCTGCTGATAATCGACGACCCGGTAAAGAACAGACAGGAAGCCGACTCGCAGACCTACCGCGACCGCGTCTGGTCGGAGTGGCAATCCACCCTTTCCACGCGGCTGCATCCGATGGCCGCGGTCGTCGTCGTCCTGACCCGATGGCACGAGGACGACCTTGCCGGAAGGCTGATCAAAGCGGAGCCGAACAGGTGGAAGCTGCTGAACCTCCCGGCTATCGCCGAGGAGAACGACCCGCTCGGACGTCCGATAGGCGCGGCGCTCTGGCCGGAGAGGTACGACGAGGCCGAGCTTGCACGGAAAAAGATTACGTCTGGATCGCGCGACTGGGAGGCGTTATATCAAGGGAGGCCGAGTCCGACGAAGGGATCCATCCTTCTCCGGGGGTGGTGGAGGGAATACCGCTTGCCTCCCGAGACGATGGTGAAAGGTATGGATCAGGTGATTCTGTCGTTCGACTGCGCCTTCAAGGACAAGGACACATCCGACTACGTCGTCGGTCAGGTGTGGTGCCGAAAGGGGCCGGACGCCTATCTGCTCGACCAGGTGCGCGGCCGGATGGACTTTCCCTCTACGCAGCGAGCGTTGAAGGCTCTGTCGGCCAAGTGGCCGATGGCGCGGGCGAAGCTCGTGGAGGATAAGGCGAACGGCACGGCGATCATAGCGAGCCTTCGCAAGGAGACGTCCGGCCTCATCCCAATCGAGCCGGACGGCGGCAAGGTAGTCCGGGCGAACGCCGTGACCCCGTTCATCGAGGCGGGGAACGTCCATCTGCCCGAACCTCGCTTCGCTCCGTGGATCGGCGACTTCATCGAGGAGTGCGCCGCGTTCCCGAACGGAGCGCACGACGACCAGGTGGACGCTATGACGCAGGCACTCTCCCATCTGCTGGGTAGGTGCAGAGGCGGAAAACCCGTAGCAGGCGGCGCCAGACAGGCGCACCTGCTTTTTTAATGGCCGGAAAGGGGGGAGAAAATGACAAATGTGGACGTGACGAAGACCTACGGCGTCGGATACTCAGACGTCCTGATGCAGCTTCTGTTCTCGCTCTCGCAGCCGGTACAGAACCCGGAGCAGATGCTTCCGGAATACCACGAAATGGCGGAGATGGACGAGACCGTCGGGACCGGGCTGGAATTTCTGTGCTATGCGGTGGTCTCGAAGATCCAGCCGTTCGATCACCCCGATTCCCGCGTCAAGGACCTGGTGCGCCTTTGCGGAGAACGCATCTCGGGCACGCTGGAGGAGTCTCGCAGGGCGCTGCTTTCCAGTGCGCTAACGTACGGTTTCGGCGTCGAAGAGTTCACGCTCGGAGTGAGCAACTCCCAGTGGTTCTTGTCTTCACTGCAACTGTTCGACGCGCTGACCGTGAGATTCCTTTTCGAGAAGGCCGCGGACAACTCTCTGCGAATCGCGACGATACGGCAGACCGCCGCGGGCAAGGAGATCGATATTCCCGCCTCGAAGTGCCTCGTATTCCGCCACAACGCCGGGACGAATCCTTATGGACGGTCCCGCCTCAAACGATGCTGGCGCTGGTACTCCTTCAAGCGCGCGATTCCGAAGTTCTGGGCTATCGCTCTCGAACGCTTCGGAATGCCGATGTTGGTGGGGAAAAGTTCCGATCCGAAGGCGTTGGAGGAGATTCTGAAGGACGCATACAGTCAAGCGTACGCGTCGATCTATACAGACGACAGCATCGAGGCGGTCGGACAAGGCATGCCAGCCGGGCTCAGCGGAGCGTACGAGAGCGCCGCCGAGTTCTGCAACAAGATGATTTACAGAAGTCTTTTCCTTCCGTCTCTGCTGGAAAGCGGCGACGGCGGAGGCTCCTACGCTCTGGGGAAAATCCATTGGCAAATGTTCAACGATGCGTGCATCTGGCTGGCGAAGGAGCTGGCGGAGGCCGAGATAGAGCGGTTATGGCGCCCGATCATCGAGTGGAACTTGGGCCCGATGGAGAGTTACGGCACGCTGAACGTCTTTAACTCTCAGACTCCCGAGGAGCAGGAAATCATGTCAAGGATTTTCCTGAACGGGGTCAACGCCGGGATGCTGTTCCCGGAGGAGGGCGACGCCGACTGGATGCGGGAAAGGCTGGGCTTTCCCCTCAGTCCGGAGGGGGGTGAAGCCGACGGATGGAGAGCAAAATTATCTCGGCTGGAAGGGACAATAGCCGACGGGCAAAAATCAGGATAGCCGCCGTTCGCAGAGCGATGCGCCGCTTGCTCAAAAATGCGCGCGAATTGGAGAGCGTCATCGTTCCGCGAGTGGCGGCCTGGATGAAAAAGCAGGACAGGTTCTCGATCGGCGGCGACTTCCCGAATATCGCTCCCCTCATCGCAGAGCTGATGAAGTCCTCCATGCACTACGGAGCGCAGGACATGGAGCGGCAGGTGGAGGAGCTTCGAGGCGTGCGAGTCAGGAGATTCGCAGACTGGACCGCAGTGCTGCCGGAGGAGGCCCTGTCGTGGATCGACGCGTACATGCCGCAACTCGTCGGCGTACTCGAAGACGCGCTGCTGGAGAAGTGCAGAAGCCTGATAGCGGACGGGATGAGGCGTGGGTTGACCAACAGGGAAGCGGTGAAGGAGTTGGGGAAGACCTTCGACCGGTTCTCTCAATTCCGCCTCGAAACCATCGTCCGCACGGAGTCGATGCGGGCGTACAACCTCGGCTCCCTTATCGGAATGAAGCGGGCTCGCGGGGTCGCCGGTGTGGAGTTCCTCGCCATCATGGACGAGCGCGTCACGCCGCAGTGCGAGGCGAGAAACGGAATGAGGCTGCGGCTCGACGATCCGCACATCGTCAACAACACGCCCCCGCTGCATCCGCGTTGTCGCTCCATGCTGATTCCGATCCTCGACGACGAGGTGGAAGAGGGGTGGAGAGGAGACGGCGAGCTTGCCGCGAGGCTTGAGATAGACGAGCCTGGTATTCAGAGGCCGGTCGACATCGAGGCGGTGCGGAAGGTATGGGGTGGGGCAAAAGAGCCGTCGGCTGTTGACATCATTTCCAAAGACCCATATTTCAAGAGCAATATGGGATGGGGAACGAATGAAGCGCTGGAGAGCGAAATGATGGGGGGGCGCGAGTTCAAATACCGCAGCAGAGAGGCGGAAGAAGCTCAGAGAAAAGAGATAATGAGGAGATTTGAGTCGTCAGGAACCCCAATTTCAGCGGATGATGCTGAAAGAATTGTAAGATATTTGGATGATTATACCGCTGGAGACTATTCCAAGGTAAGGGATTGGATGCGCATTCAAGACGGGTTGCGACCGATTCGCGACATAACCAACAGAAACATTGAGCAATTCGCTGATCACGCGAGATGGCTTGAACGATTTATCGCCAATAGCCCGCGTCCGGATATCGAGAACGGTGGCTTGCATCGAGGCATGGGAAGGATACCGGATTATCTTGAAAATGCAAAAGTAGGAGACGTGGTTCACTCGTCTTCAATGGTCAGCGCAACTAGTGATTTTAAAATAGCAGAGAAGTTTGGGGATCGGTGCATTGTAACCTATGAAAATCCAAGGGATTTACGGGGGACTGGTGTAAAACCATTCTCGTCGAATCGCATGGAAGAGGAGTATCTTGTGTCCTCTGCTAATCTGTATGAGATTTTAAGTGTAAACACTTCTCCGGAGGGTGTGGCGCTGTACAGGCTTCGATGTGTTGGATACAGAACCCCGACGGGGTTGAATTGACAATTCTCCGAGCACGGGAGGTGGATGGCTATGGTTAGCGCGACTGAATTTAGAATATCAGATCCCGATTCTGGTGGAGCTATATATCGAGGTGGTCGATTGTACAGGGTTGAGAGCGGGGTTTTGGTTGATGTGGGGGCTGTACCAGTAGATATTTTAAGCCAGATCCAAAGCGCCCCGCCAGTGAATCGCGATGCAATTAGAGATGCAGATTCGAAGTTGATGGCGCGTTTAAGCGAATCGAAGGAGTGATACGCATACACCCCGCGCCGGGCAAATCGCTACCTTGACGCCGGGTTGTTCCGAGACCGCTCCCCAGGGCGGTCTTTTTTTATGCCTATTCCACGAGCCGCAAGACACTTTGTGACTCGTGGATGGGCTTTTAATCACCACAAATCAAGCCGTCTCTTCGGGGGCGGCTTTTTTTGTATCCGCAGGGAGGTGAACGAATGCGAGAGATTCTGACGGAAGCGGTCCAGCTCGGAGAGGACTTCTGGTACAACGTGCTGCCCGTGGGGCAGTTCCACGACCCGCGGTACGGGCGAATTTCCGTCACGCCCACGCTGGTCGGGGGACTGGCTTCCAGCTTCGGCAAGGCGACGTCGTACCCACCGCCGGTCAAGATCGGGCATGGGGACGGGGCGGCGAGCCCCGGAGTGGTGAAGGAGGTGAAGGCGGAATCCGACGGGCTGCATGTGCGCTTCGAGGTGGACGAAAAGGCGGCGAAGGACGTGCGTGAAAAACGATTCCGCTTTTTGTCCGCCGAGTACGACCCGGACTACATGGACAAGGCCACGGGACGGCGAATAGGTCCGGCGTTGCTCGGGGTGGCGTTGGTGAATCAGCCGGGGCATCCCGGCGTCAAGCCCATCGCGTTCAGCGACGGGGAATGGAAGCAGGAAGGGGATGGCAGTGTGGACGAAAGAGTGAAAGAGCTTGAAATCAAGCTTGCGGATGCGTTGAAGGAGCGGGATGAGCTGAAAGCGAAGCTCGCGGAGGAAACGAAGAAGGCGACGGACAGCGTCGCCCTTGCGGAAGCGCTTGCGAATGACCTTTCCGATGTCCGCAGGGAGAAGCGCGAAGCGGAGGTCAAGGTGTTCTGCGACAAGGCGGTCGAACAGGGGGTTCCTCCCGCGATCGTCGAGAAGGTGAAGCCCGTGCTGCTGTCGGAGGCTTCCGGAGGGGAGATTTGCCTGTCGGACGGGAAGAAGGTCCAGATGAGCGTTTTCCTTTCGGACTTGCTTGAGTCGATGCCGAAGATTCCTCTCGGCTCGCTCGGGCAGCGGGAGTCTGGCGGAGTGCCTGCGGTGGTCACGAAAGTGATCAACGACGTGAACGGCACGAAGAAGGGATAGGAGGTCGGTTCGATGGTGCAGAGATTCGGAGTTCCGTACTTCGGAAAAGTGGGGGAAACGGAGCGTCACCGCGATCTTTCGGTCGGCGTTTACGACCATGAGATTCGGCGTGTGGTGGACCTGGTTAATTCCAGCACCTCCGCCGTAGTCGAGTACAAGCGGGGTCAGATTCTGCTTCGCAACGCGTCCGGAGTTGTTTCGGCGCTCGCTGCGGAGGACCTGACGCCTGTCGCGCATACGCTGCTCGCTCCCGGAGATGCGGTCGAAGTGACGGACGAAGCCGTCGGAACGGGGAACGGGACGCTCACGACCTTCACGCTGGATCACGCTCCGGTCGTGGCGGACACGCTCGTTCTCAAGGTGAACTCCGTGGGAGTGACCACGGGATTCGCCCTGGACGCGCACAGAGGGGTTCTCGAGTTCGACGCGCCCGTCACCAACGAACACGCCGTCGTTGCGAGCTACAGCTATGCGGAACCGGCGGAGGAAGAGTCGATAACCCTCTCTTCGCTCGCGGATTGCTTGCCGCTGGTGGCCGAGGTCGACGCGACCGTCCCGAAGAAAGTCGGCGAGACGAACGGGACCGCGACGGTCAACGTCCTCGTAAAGGCAGAAGTCGCGAAAGACATGCTCTATGTCGGCGCTACGGCCTGGGCCGACCTTGACGCAGCGGTCGCCGCGAAGCTCGAAAACTGGATGACGCTCGCCGGGCTTGTCCCGGCCGACGTCGTGAGATAGGGGGCACTGGAATGACCACGAATAGCGCGTACAACACCGAATGGCAGACCCTCACGCATGTGGTGCAGGAGCTTGTAATCGAGCCGTCGTATTTCGGCAAAAGGCTCGGCGTAAAGGGGGCCATCACGAGCCCGACAACCTCCTGCCAGTTCGACGTGGTGCACGGGCGCCGGGATCTTGCTCCGATGGGGTTCCCCGGAGATCCCGCGACCCGCGTCGATTACAGCGAGAAATTCGAGACGAAGACGGCGACGCCGCCTCAGATTTTCCTCGAAGACCCGATCAGAGCGAACGTGCTGGCTTCGATGCGCATCCCCGGGAGAAGCCCGCTCCTTACCGGCAGCGGGAATCAGGGCATGCTCTCCGAGGCCTTTCTGCGTCATGTGGCCATCAAGCAGCGGAACCTGCTGAAGGCGATCGAGAGGCGCGAGGAATGGCTGTGGGCGCAGGTGGCGACCACTGGGAAGATCGACTACGTCGGGAACGACGGGCGGCGGTTCCAGATCGACTTCGGAGTGCCCGAGACGAACATTTTCACCAGCACCGAAAAGTGGGACGGCGCTGAGCCTGTGGACCCGCTGTTCCATCTGCGCGAGCTGCGCGATCTTTACCTCGAACAAAACGGCATGTTGCCGACCGTGCAGGTGCTCGGCAAAAAGGCCGCCGCCGCGTTCCGCAAGAACAAGTACGTTCAGGGGTGGATGAAAAGCGCCGGCGTCCAGCTCCTTCAGCTCAACATGGGGCAGAGTGAGACTCTGGTGACGCCCGTTGCGACCATCCCGGACATGGGGCTGCTGGTCGAGCACGCGGGGAAGTACCCGGCGGACAATACGGGAGTCGCGACGCCCTACGTTCCGGAGGGGGCCATCGTGCTGACCACGCCGGAAGTGTTCCAGCTTCATTACGGGGCAATCCATGACTTCGACATCGACCCGGATTATCCGCTCCTTCAGGCGTCGCGGTTCAGCAAAATGAAGATCAGCCACGACGGCAAGAGCAAGAGCCTGTTCGTCGAGAGCCACCCGCTGCCCGTGCTGGAAATCGACACCGGGATCATGGTGGTCACGGTGACCGGCGGAGACGATTAGCCCATGTACTGCTCTCCCGAGGATGTCCGAGGAGAATTGTACATCCCTCTCCTCACACAGATGAGCGCCAAGTTTTCCGTACCGGGGGAGTTCGATATCTTTCTTGAGCGTCACATAGGGGCGGCTTCGGATTTCGTCGACGCCGCCCTTTCCGCTGCGTTCACCGTGCCGCTCGCGCTTCCGATTCCCTCGGCGGTGCGCACTGCGACGGCGAAGGAGGCGGCCTACTACGCGGCGGCCCAGTTTTCGGAGGCGGAGGAGATTCTGCAGGACCGTCACGAGACCGCCGTCGCCATGTTGTCCGCCATTGTCGCAGCGGGGCGCTTGCCCGGACAACCTTCGAAGAGCACCGAAATAACGGGGGGCTCCGACAAGCGCGTGTTCACCGACGACGTGCTGAGCCGGTGGTGATCCCATGAAGATATCTCTTGAGATGATCGGCGTGCAGACCACGCGGCAGCAGGTGGACAAACTGAAGGATAGGCCGACTGCCAGCAGGCTGTGGAGTACCGTCGCGCAGATCATGAAGGCCGAGACGCTGCGATGTTTCGCCGAAGAGCGCGCTCCTTCTGGCGCGAAGTGGAAGCCGCTTTCAGACGCCGCCCTAAGGTCAAGGGCGTACAGCCACACGAAAGGCGCGCGGAAACGGCTGAAGCGCATCCGAGGGAATCAGTCCGCAGCGTTCAAAAAGGCGATGGGCGGCGCGCGCATCCTTCAGGATACCGGACGTCTGCGGGCGTCCATTTCGGCGAATCACGGCGCAGGATGGGCCGAGGTCGGAACGACGATCAAGTACGCCCCGACGCATCAGTACGGCGACAAGCGGCGCAATATCCCGGCCCGCCCCTTCATAGGCCTTTCCCAGTCCATGCGCGACCGAATACAGGCGACGACGCGCAAGTGGCTTGAGGAGGGGGTGTAGAGATGATCGAGACGGCGCTGACGCTCCTCAAGGACGGGCTTGCCGCTCTGACCGATCTCGCCGCGTTCGTGGAGGAGAAGAGCGGCCTTCCGCTCACCATCACGACCGACGCGCAGTCTGCGACGCCTCCGTGCGCGCTCGTGCTCCCGTCGAGGGGCAATTACGGCGTCAACGGCGGTGCGGGCTCCTGCGGGTTTTCCGTGACGCTCATACTCCCGTTCTTCGGGGGGAGTATGAGCGACGTGTTGCACGCCGTGGACCTCCTCGGTGGAGGGCTGTACCGGGCGACGGCGAGAGCGCCTGACGGAACGCGGCTGACGCGGGTGGAGGTCGGGGAAATAGAGGAAACGGGAGATCGTCCGGGAGTCTGGGCGGTCTCCTTTTTTTGCGAGTTCGCATACTAAGGGGGTACGAAAATGACATTCGTCAAAAACGCCGACAACATCCTGATCGGAACGGGGAGGGTCTTTATCGACGGTTCGTGCGTCGGTCAGATTTCCGGACAGTTCAGGGCCAAGGTCGGCAATACGTGGTACACGGTGGAGGCCGGGTTTCCGTCCTCGAAGGTGAAGCAGGCTCTTACCGGGGAATCCGGAGAGGTCGCGTTCAACCTGCTGGAAATCGACCTCGATGTGATCCGGTCGATAATGCCGCAGTTCGCGGAGTACGCGGAGGAAGCGGGGGAAAGCGCGGACTTCGTCTCCGAGGTTGTACCCATTTACCCTTCGAAGCACACGAAGCTTGGGAACAGCCGGATTACGACGCTCGACAGCGTGAAAACAGTGGCGGACACGCCTGCGACGCTGGTGGAGGGAGCAGACTACTATTTCGACAGGCTGAACGGAACGCTTTACATGATTTCAACATCCGTCGCAGTCGAGAGCGGCGACAGCGTGACGGTCAAGTACAAGCACGCCACGTTCACCGGCGCCGGATTCGGAGTCGGCGGAGGCACGACCACGAGCGACACGTTCCTCGTCGAGTTCTGGCACAAGAAAACGAACGGGAAATACCTGTGCAAGAGATTCTGGAAATGTCAGGTCGCGGGAGACTTCGAAATGCTTTTCGAAGAGGCCGCGCACACCACGCTTCCGGTGCTGCTGACGGTACTCTCGGACAGCACGAAGCCCGCAGGGCATCAGCTGTACAGAACGATCGAGTACGACGCGAGCGCCGCTCCCGAAGGCGGGTGGTAAGCCGTGCGCGATTTTCCCAGACCGAAGAAGGTCGAGGTGAAGATTTTCGAAGAGGTCCACGAGATGCGTCGAATTTCATTCGTGGACTTCATGGAGATCATGCCCGAGATCGTCGAAAAGGTGTACCGCACCGAGGGTCCCGTCACTCCGGCGAAGGTGTTCGACGCCGCATTGCCGTGCATGGATCGCATTCTGCGGACGTCGTTTCCCACGTTCACCGCCTGGAACGACCTGCCGGTCGAGCATTCGCTCTCCCTGCTCGAAGTCATCTGGGAGGAGAACGACATCTCCGGAATGATCGTAAATTTTACGAGCAAAATTCAGAAGGGACTGGGGGGGAAGGCGTTCCTGAAGATCTGACGTGGCCCTACATCCACCTGACTCTGAGGATGCACTTCGGCATCACGCAAGAAGAGTTCTGCGGCATGACGTACTGGCAGGTGCGTGGGTACCTGCTCGCGTTGCCGTATGCGCTCGGGACGAAAAAAGAAACCTCCGCGAAGGAGGACGACGAGGCTCGTCTTGACGAGTTTTTGAAGCGAATGGGCCGGGGCTGATGCTCCGGCTCTTTTTTTGTATGCAGAGGTGGTGAAAATGTGAATCTGAACGACGTGCGGATGCGGATAACCGCCGACGTCGCCGGGGCGCTCTCCGCGCTCGATGCTTTCTCAGGCAAGCTGAACACGTTCGGCAACCAGGCGCAGACGCTCGGCTCTTCGCTCGGGGGGGTGTTCAATCCGCTGATGAGCGCGTTGACCGCAGGAGTCGCGGCGGTCACGGCGGCGACGGCGGGGCTGACGAAGCAGATGCTCGACGTGGGCGGCGGCTTCGAGCTGCAAATGGCGATCGTGCAGGGGAAGGCGAACGCGAGCGCGGAGGACTTGGGGCGCATGTCCGCGAAGGCGCGCGAACTTGGCGAAACCTTGCCGATAACGGCGACCGAGGCCGCGCAGGCGATGACGAACCTCACCGCCGCCGGCGCCGGGGTGGAAGGCACTCTTGCGGCGGTAGCGGACATCACGAAGCTCTCCGTGGTGCAGAATTACGACCTTGCCCGCACGAGCGCGCTGGTCGTCGAAACGCTGCGGAACTTCAAAATGGAATGGTCGGAAGCGGGAAAAGTCGGAGACACGTTCAACCACGTCTTCAACAACACCGCGTTGAGCATAGACCAGCTCGCAGGAGGCTTCCAGTACATTTCACCCCTCGCGCGCCATCTGAACATGTCTCTGGAGGAGACCGTGACCGTTCTCGGGATGCTCGCCGACGCCGGTCTTAAGGGGGAGCAGGGCGCGACGACCCTGAGAGCCGTCATGGTCAACATCATCGATGCGGCGAACAAGGCCGACAGCGCCGCCGCGAAGGTGTTTGAGGAACTGGGGGTAAAGCTCCACGACGCGCAGGGAAATATGCGGAACGGCATGGACGTGCTGCTCGATCTGTCCAATACCTCGATGAACGCCGCCCAGTCGTTCGAAATCTTCGGCACCCGCGCGTTCGCAGGCGGCCTCGTGGCGAAAGAGGCGTTCGGACAGCTCGGAGAGAAGTTGAAGGAGTTGGAACAAGACGCGGGCAACGTGGACCGGAATCTCAAGCTTATTACCGCAACGTTCCTCATGCTGAAAAAGGGCATCGAAAGCGCTGCGGAAGAGACCACGCACATCGGATTCGCTCAGATCGAAACCGAGGCGAAAAGCGCTGCCGAGAGCATCAGGGGCCTCATTCTTGAATTCAATTCATGGGCGCGGGAGAGCGAGATATTCGGCAAGACGCTCGGCACGCTCTTCGGAGAGTTCAACAAGGGCATCCCGTCGGTGGAGAGCTTCCGCGCGTCGCTCAAGTCCATCAAGGTGGAAGATGTCGTGGCGAGATTCAACGACTTCGTGGCCGGAACGAAACGTCTTGTCGCCGGGCTGATGGACTTCGCCAACGCCGTCCCGTGGGGGCTGATCATCGATAACCTGGGGACGATCGCACAGATCATAGTCGTAGGTTGGGCGGCCGGGAAGATTGCCGCCGTAACCGCCGCCATCGTTGGCCTTTCCGGGGCTTTCGACGTTCTGAAAACAGCCGTGGTGGGCGCCGGGGCGGCAATCGCCGCTCATCCCATCCTTACCGCGCTTGCCGCGACGGCGGCGGGCATCGCCTCCATCGTCGACTCGGCGAACAAGATCGACGAGGCGCGGGCAAAGATAGAGGAGTACAACGCCGAAGCGGAGCGCATGGAGGATATCGCCCTAGCCTACACCGAGGCTCTCAACGGGAATCTTGAAGCCTTGGAAATCTTGCCGAAGAAGTATCAAGATATGGCGAATGAAACACTGAAAGCCCGCATTGAGACGGAGAAATTCCAGAAGGCCTTCGATGGCGTGACCGATGCCGCGCTACTGGCAACGAAGGCGATTTTCGAAGCAGGGCTATCCTCAGAGGAGCAGGTGAAACAGCTCTCCGCTCTCTGGGGCGATGAACTCGCCGACAACTTCCGGCGCAACGGCGCTTCGGCGATGGGAGCCTTCCTCTCGAACTTCGAGAACATGCCCGCGGACGTCCGGAGCGTTATGGTCCAGGTGGCGAACTCCGTGCTCGAAGGCGTCGAGAAGGTAAAGGACGCTGTGGAGGATGTGCCCAAAGCCACGGAGACGGTCGCGGGATCGCTCCGGAGTGCCGCCGCTGAAATACAGGAGTACTTCGTCGCGGCGAGTGAAAGCGTCGGGGAACTTGTGAACGACGGATTCCTCAGTGCGGAGCAGGGGGTCGACTCCCTCAAGGAGCAGATTGGCGCGAAAGCGGAAGAAGTCGGGAAAAGCCTTGCGGAGAAATTCAAAAACCCGGCACTCAAAGACGCGGTTGTCAACTCCATGCGCGAGATCGGCAAGCAGAGCGGAAACGCCCTTTTCGTCGAGGTCGCGGACGCGATGCAGAAGGTAGAGAAGACCGTCAAGGAGTTTTCCGACAAGGCGAAGACGCTGCTTGCGGAAGCCTTCGAGGAATTCGACACACTTGGAGTGGGCGTCGGCAACGTGCTTGCCGAGACCGAGAACTTCGTTGGGATGGTGATGGAATCCGCAGGGAAGAGCCTTGTCCAAATCGTGAACAAGACGACCGGCGAAATCGTCGCCACCGGAAGCGAAGCGGCGCAGATGATGGGATCCTCGATCGGCGACATTCTCCGGGAGAACCAAACGCTCGCACGCACGACCGGCGGCATGGTCGCAGGGGAATTCAACGCAGCGGCGTTGCAGCTTCAGGAGTCGGCGCGGAAAGCGCAGGCGGCGGCGGAGTTGGCAGGTGGCGCGATTGAAAAGAAGCTTACCGAGCCTATGGACAGGTTCGCGAATAAAAGCGTGCAGCTTGTGGACGACGGCATGGGGAATCTGAAAATGGTCGTCGTCGACGCCGCCGAAGCAGGTGGAAGCGCCATCACGGGAAAGATGATTCCACCGCTCGAAAAGACCGGCGAGACCGCAAAAACAACAGGCGCCGCGATCGGAGGGCTTGCCGCCGAAGCCGTCAAAGTCGCGGACGGATTCAAGGCCGCAATCGACGGTATCGACAATGCAATCAGCACAATGGGCGAGCGCATGGTATCCGCGCTCCATAGCGCCGTCGAGGGCTTGAAGGTTGTCTTCGAGCAGATCGGCATCGACAGCGGTAATTCCATGATGACGGCGCTCAATCGCCAGGTCGAGGCGGCTATCCCGTCTCTGAGCACGACCGCAGCGAACGCTGGTATGTCCATGGGTCAGTCGATGGGGCGAAGCCTCGAAAGCGCGATGCAGACATCGCTGCAAAACATCGCCCGCGCAATAGACGCAATGGCGCGGCGTGCGGCATCCGCAGTACCGGCGGCGGCAGGCTCCGGCGGGAACGTTGACGCGGCAGCGCTGGCGGCGGCATACGCGAGGGAGGGGTAAAAGCATGAAGATTTTAGGCTCGGATTTGCTTTACCCTCCGACGAATCAGGACTACAAGCGCGAGACGTTCCCCATCGGAGTACAGCGGCGCGCGCTGGACGGCTCCATGGATACACATGTTCGGGCGACTAAAAAACGGTGGTCGTTCAAGGTGCTTGAACAGGGGCTTGAAGCTCTGCTCGTCCCGTATCTGGACGGAACGCCGTTCGAGTTCGAGGACATCGACGAGGAGGAATACATGGTCGTTCTCACCGGCGTCGTCCCTGTCGCCGGATATCCGTCCGTGGCGGAACTCTCCATCAGTCTGGAGGAAGCATGATGCGGTGCTCTCTGGGGTATTTAGCCTCCGACCGCATCCGCTGGCAGATGACCGCACGGATACCGGCGCGGCAGCTCATGCGGGCCGTGCTGCCGTACCACGCCGCCGCGCTCCTCCCGGCGAGAATGGGATGGGGGCAGAATCTTGTTCCGTGGGAATTGGACCTCCGTTCCGACGAGGCCGGGACGGGCTCGTGTCCGTGGGAGATCACCATCCGCTCGACGACTGATCCGCGAATTACGTCATCGGAGGGAGCGCTTTTGCCGGGCAGTTACCTTGAATCCCTTCCGAACGGCGAGACGAAAGCGGCACTCGTTCTTCGGGCAAGCGTCCCGGCGGGCAAGACCGTATCCGTCTCCACGGTGGACGAGCTGACGCTTTTCTCCGGTTCCGTAGTCAGGAGCGCCTACGACGCGGAATCCGACACGTGGACCGTCACGGCGGCGGACCCGCTTTCCGCGCAGGGCATGGATGAGGAATTCGAGATCGTCCGTGCGGGTGACGTGGCGGAAGTGATACCGTTCGAGTTTTTGGACTTGTCGCAAGGTACCGCATTCCCGACGGTCCCGGTATCCGAAGGTATCACGCTGCGGTACTGGGTGCAGCTTTTGGAGGCGTTGCGCGGTGCGCGGCTGTACTACGATCCGGTAGCGGAGAGCTACGTTCTCTCGGACAACCCGCGTGCATGGAACCTCTCCAAAGTTCTCACGTTCTCGGAGGAGGTAGATGCTTCGCAGTACTTCAATCTCGTGGTCGCTGAACAGAACGACTCATGGGAAGAGAACGCGGCGAGGGCGACAACCACGAAGGATTACCAGAGCTACCGGCTGACCGTCGACCGCGCCGGAGACAAAATTTTCAGCGCGAAGTTGACGAGAGAGGGCGCAACGCTCGTCGACGAGGTATTCGAGTACGACGCTGACAATCAGCTGACAAGACAGGTATCGAGGAAAGATTCCAAGACGACCACGACCGAATACGTTATTCAACCGGGGGAAGTTCCGTTTGTGAAGCGCGAAATGTCCGTCACGGTCGACCCGTCGACGGAGACGGAGTTCGACGAAAGGCGCATCAGGAGCGTGGACGTGGCTTTAAGCGACGAGCGCTCCCTCGTGGTGCGGTTGATCGAGACTCGGGAATGGTGGGAGGGAGAAGGGGCGGGTACAACACCCGCCGCGCCGGAACCGGACCCGCTGGACCCGCCGACGCCGGAACCTCTGACGCTATACATGCCCGTGATGTCGGTATCCGTGGCATCTAGCGGACGCGCGACGATCTCGTTTTACCTCCAAGGCGGGACGAGCGCGGACGTATTCAGCGGGCTGACCTACACCGCTCCCGCCGGGATCGACGTGAGCACCGGCACCGGGCAGACTCGATATCGCTCGTATCTGGTGACGCGAGGCGGCGCAACGCCGGGAACGTATCAAATCCCGTTCGTCGTCACGTCCGGCTCCACGACGTGGAATAGAACGGTATCGGTGGTGGTGACGATATGAGCACGACGATGACGCCTTCCGCGTTCATATCCAAAATTCGCGCCGGGGAGGCGATTGTTCCGCCGGTGACGGTCAAGGCGTTCGGCCCCGGCGATATCCCCGGAGGGTACAAGGCGTTCGATGGCGGCACATATACGATCAACGACCCGAAATATGGGCCGGTCGGGACAAAACATTTGCGCCCTCGCGTGACTGGGTCGAACCCGTGGTCAATCGCTATCGGCGGCGGTGTGCTGCTGGAGAATTACAATCCGGTCGGGTACAAGACGGATATCGTAATTACGAAGTCGGCAAGCGGACATGTGGTCGTTCGCGGCGAATGGTCCATGGCGACGACGATCCTGGATAATCGCGGGAACAAAACGTTCGGTCAGTGGAGCAATTTCGATGGGCGAATCGAGTTCGACGTGAGCGCGGGACCTCCTGAGCCTACGCCGACCAACCCGGCGAAGCCCTTCACGGTGACGGGTCCATCGGGGGTATTCGCACGCCCTGACAAAGCCACAAGAATAGGGACAGTTCAAACCTCGAAACAGTTTCAGATTGCGTCGTTGAAAGTGCTCCCGTCGAACCCTGGGTTCGGAGTGCAAAAAGAGGGCTACGACAAATGGCACCTGTCGATCGGACCGAGTGCAAAGCTCGGAAAATTCCGCGTCGGCATCGAGGCGCTTTTACCTGGTCAAATGGCGACGGTCTACGCGGACGGCGAGATCGAAATCACCGCTACTCAAGGCACTCCCGTCGACCCTGACGACCCGATTGACTACCCGATTACACCTGTCCCGCCTACGCCCGAAGTCCCTGAAGAGCCGGAAGAGCTGGCACTGAAAAAGTCCACGGTCGAAACGACGGCCTTGGGAGACGAGGACGGCAACGTCGAATGGGTTGTCGTGGCGACGGCCGAAGCCGACGGAACCGGGAGTATCGAGGCGGAAGCCCTGCCGCGCCGGATGATATCGGACTACTTGCCCGCGCCGAAGATTTTCAGACCTGTACAGCGGCGATCCCTCAAGCGGTCCTTGACAGTTGAGGACGCGCAATCGGTCGAGGAGCTTGGGGAGCAAGAGAAGCGGATTCGCTTCGCTGGCGTGGATTCCTGGGGAGCGCTTCAACAGTACGCGGAATCCGCACTGCGGGACGCGGCGCGATGTGTGCGGGGAATGGCGACGATTCCATGCAATCCCATGATGAGGTCTGGCGACACGGTGAATTACAACGGGCACGAATGGTACGTCGAGCGGGCGCAGCACAATTTCAGCGACTGGACGACGCACGTCACCATGCGGCGCGTTCCTTTGGGCGCGGAGATTGCCGGAGTGTTCTTTTCATCTCCTGGGAATGCGGAAAGCGCGATAGTGCGCGTGGTCAAGGACGCTACAGGTCGCGTGAATAACGCGGTCGAGGCTACGGTGCTGCAAAAGCTGGACGCAAGGACGTACACGGTCAAGGTCCAAAACTCAGACGAGATTGTCACGGTCAAGAGCGATCACGTGCTTTTCGGTGATCTCATCGCCGGGCGGACAATTCTGATAGGGAGGGGAACAAAGTGATACCAAAGATCGACATCTACAATGCCGCCGGGAGCGCCGTACAGGATTTAGCCTCGTTCGGCTCGCGTCCTCTCGGGGGGACGTCGAATCCGATTGAGGTGCAAATCTGGAACGACAAAAGCACGACCGTAACAAATGAAGCGGTTGGAACAGGCGACGGGGTGACGGACGCCTTTTCGCTGGCGAACGGGAATTTGATACCCGGCTCGCCGTGCGTGGTCAAGGTCGCCGGGACAACGAAGACCGAAACGACGCACTACAGCCTTGACCGGGTGACGGGGATAGTGACATTCACACCGGGCAATATCCCGACCGCCGGGCAAGCCGTCACGGTCTCCTATCACTACGGCACCGGCGCGGCGACTGCCTCGAATGTGTATCTACTGGCACGCCGGAGACAGACGTTCGTAGCGTCCGGCGCTTCCGTGACGCTCGCGGCGACGCCTTCGCGCATCTACGAGGTGCAGATCAATTCCGCCGTCACGTCCGACTACACGCTGACCGACAAGGTTTTGACGTTCGACCCGGCGCCTACGCCGGGAGACGCGATCCTCGTGATTTACGAGGATGAATCCTGCAATCTGCAAATGCTCCAAGTCAAAAGCTCCGGCGTGGTCGATCCCTTCACGGTCGGCCTCTCCGACGACGCACAAGGCTCGTATCTGGGGATAGGCGGCAGCGCAGCCGTTACGGACGAATCCGTGGGCGTTGGCGACGACGCGACTACGGTTTTCAGTCTGCTTTTCCCGTGCGTCGTCGAGGGTACTCTCGTAGTCAAGGTAGACGACGTGGAAACGGAGGTCACCCTTGACCCGGTGACGGGCGAAATCGAGTTTGCGACGGCTCCGGCGGACGAGGCGGTCATCACGGCTTCGTATCGGTACTACCGGGTGCGGCAGATCGGCGCGATCAATCCGGGGTGCGCGAAACTGGTGCAGCTCCGGGGGCATGCCCCGACGACGGCGACGCTCAGTAAGGGGGAGGCCCATTTGGAGGTGTGGGCGGTGTGAGCTATCGCGTGCTGAGCCGCGATGCGGGAAGAAGAGAGGTGAGGCGCGTCGATCTGCCCGTGGTGCCGTGGACGCCGATGTTTGGCGGATATTACGGGTGGGGATACACCTCGAAACTTGGCGTTCCGGATTGGGAAGTCCAAGACCCAAATGCCTATTTGCCGCGTCTCGTGTGGGCTCCGGTTTATCTGAAGCAAATCGTTGCTTTTTACGGGGGGGCGCTGGCCCAAGGTGCGGACAATCGACTGTACTATTGGGGGGATTTCCCTTTCGTCGACTCGCAATTTCAGCCCACGCTCCACCCGTTCGACCCCGGCGAGCCCGTTAAAATCCACGTGCTGGAAGGGCTGTACTGGGGAATGCCTATTTTTTTGATAGGGCTTGAAAGCGGCCGCGTATGGTGTCTCGGAACAAACGACTTCGGACAGCTTGGGCTTGGGATCGATGATTTTTCCTATGTCGCCGAAACGTTTACGGAAGTTCCGTTATTGCGCGGATTTTCGAAAATAGGAGTATTCATGGCAGGAAGAAACGTCAATCCAATCCCCACCTTCCCCGTCCTGTGTGTCTACGGTGTCCACGGTAACGACATGTACTTGTGGGGGGATTTCGTAGAGAGTGGCCCCTCAGCTCCGGCGTTTTACCAAAGGTTTTCTTACCCTGTTGTAGATGTCGCAAGCCCAGACACGGATAGATCGAATTGCGAAAGGCCATCGTGCTGGGGGGCCTTGATCACGTTGTCGAACGGAGACGTGTATTTTCGAGGCACCAGCGACACGGGGGCGGCTCTGGCAATCGGATATCACGAAGACCCTCGACTTTTCACGCTGACGAAACACCCACATTTATCGGGAGTCAAAAAAATCCTCAAATTGGGCCCGGAATTTATCGATATCACGCACAGCGAAAGCAGGTGCGTAGCTCTAAAGTCGGACGGGTCAGTCTGGTGCTGGGGATACGTGACGCTTTATACCGACGGGACAAGCCGCGACGAATTCGTGTATACGCCGATTCGAATACCAGGGCTTTCGAAAATCGCCGATATCGCAGCCAATTTGGACGTCCTGTTTGCGCTGGATACACAGGGCGACGTGTGGGTGTGGGGAGGTCGCGCCGGATTCGCCGACGCGAGAAGGGGGCTAGGAGAGGGAGCGCCCGTAAACGTGCCGCCGCAAAAGATTCCGGGGATGCCGGCGATTTCCGCTCTCGGAATCCCAAGCAGCGCGGCGTTTGCGATCCCGAAAACATCGATCCCGATTGAAAGGCCTGTGCGTCCGGGCGGGGAAGCGGATCTGGAATCTATCGCGTGGCTGTGGGATGAATGGAATTGGGCTCCAGAGGAGGGATGGCCCACGAACTGGCCGTGGGGCGAAGCGCATCCGTGGCTTGGAGGAGACGCCGCTCCGCTCCCGGCAGGGTATACGGATAAGCCTGATTGGAGCTGGCTTTGGACGTGGGACTGGCAGATGACCGAAGAAGGTCCGGAAAATATTCCATGGGGAGACGCTCACCCGTGGAAAGTCCTGGAAATGTAATTCAAGGAGGACTGAAAATGCCGACGTACAAAAACAACAACACCACGCAAATCTATTGGAGAAATATCCTGTGGGAGCCTGGCGAAAGCCGGGCTCTCACTCACTTTGTGCCTCACGCGGACTTGGGGCTGACCGAGACGGCGAGCACTCCCGCAGTCACTCCGCCGGTGCTCATCTCGGAGGACGTGGTGCTCTCGGCTGGAGTGGCTCAGACGAAGACCATTCCGTATAGCGCTCGTGTGCAAATCAGCGCGATGGCGCTCTCCGGCACGGCGACGCTGAGCATTGGATCGAAAGAGGTGCCGTTGGATTCGAACGCGGATTACATTTCGACCGCGCTTCCGTGGGACAAAGTCGCGAGCATCGGCCTCGCGTCGACCGCCGGGGCCACTGTGCGCCTGCTCGTGGAGGGGGTGCTGTAATGCCGCTGGTCAAAAGGGGCGGCGGCTCCTACACTCTGCCGCCGGCGAGCGCGGAGGTGCTCGGCGGAGTAAAGGTCGGGGCGAATCTGAGTATTGCGGATGGGGTGTTAAGCGCGGAAGCAGGTGGCGTTTCCTCGTGGAACGACCTGACGGACAAGCCGGAGACTTTCGCACCGGCAGCGCACTCCCTCGACGCGCACACGGCAATCACGCTGGCGGAGCTGAACGCGAAGATCAGCGACAAGGATATTGCTTCGACAGACGCCGCCACCACGAGCGCGGCGGGGCTGATGTCGGCGAGCGACAAGACTAAGCTCGACGGGCTCGGCTCCGGCGGCGGCTCCGTCATGCTCACGCTGTTCCACACGACCGAAGCGCAGAGCACAACTGAGGAGACGTACTCCGCGCTCTACACCGGCAAGCTCATCCCGCGCCTCGACTGGCACGGCTCGGCGCTCTCGGTGCTGGTGCGACGTTCCGGCACCGGGCAGATTCGAGCGACTGTCACGGACGGCACGGGTACTGTGACGGACGAAGGAACGGCCTTCAGCGCGGAGGGGACCGACGAACTGAGCCTCGACGTTTCGACGCTCGACGACTCAGTGCTCTGGACTTTCACGGTCGAAGGGAAGGGGAGCAACTGCAACGCTTCCCGCGTGAAAGTGACTGTTGACCCGGTAAACGAGTTTTCGCCGCCGCTCGTGGCTTCCGGCGCTGGCGGGACGACGAACAGCGCGGCGTATGCGGAACTGGCAAGCTCGACGTTTCTCCCCACGTGGCTCGACGTGGACGGCAACGGCGGTGTTGTGCTGCTGGCTGATGTAGACCTCGGAACAGCTACCGGCGCAGACGTGCGGATTACGGTGGGAACCGAGAGCGCGACGGCCGCGGTGAGCGCTGACGGGATAACCTCGGTGCGTTGCCCCTTCCCGGCGACCGCTGCGGCGCTCTTGACGGCGCGTATCGACGGACGGATTACGGCAGGCTCGGGAACGATGAGCCTGAACCATTATCAGATCCACATCGAAAAATAGGAGGAGATGCCAATGAGTCAGATTACAGAGAGCACCACCGCGATTGTTTCCACCGATACCACACTGGCGAACACGGTAGCGGCCACGTTACGCCGGAGGTCGACTTCCGGCGCTGCATCGGCGGGGTGGTTCAGATCGACTTTCAGTTTGCCACAAATCCGACTGCGGACAAGACGCTCGACCTGTATCTGCTCCCCGCGCTCGCGTCCGGGACCGACTACGACGTGTACTCGCAGGGGCGTAATATCCTGCTCGGGAGCGTCAAAGTGGCGGCGGCCACGACGGTTCAGCGGGTAAGCATTCCGCTGGACGCGGTGAACGTCCCTTATGCGAAGCTCGCCCTTTATAACAACGCGACGGGGCAGACGGTGACGATCAAAAAAATGACGGTGAGCGCGAGGAAGGTGGGGTAGGTGCTCTTAAAATCCGTAAAAATTGTTCAAAGCACCTCTTTAGCGGAACCCTTTTTGATTATAAATGAAATGCAAATAATAAATGTTGACGGCACAGATATCGCTACCGGTGGAAGTCCCTTTGGACAAGCGTATATTACAGTCTACGACCCGAGTAAGGCGTTTGACAAAAGTATCGCTCAAACAAGCATTTTTTACTCGCAGGCTTCTCCCGGTTATTTGGGATACCTTCTTCCCACAGCCCAAAACGTTGTTGCAATAAAGCTATATACGCATTCGACGTATGCCTCTTATCGATTGCAACAGGGAAAGGTGTATGGGTCGTTAAATACAAGCAACGGGGTAGATGGCACTTGGGAGTTGCTTGCTGAAGCCAGTATGGAGGGGGCCGATATGTGGTGCACTTTTGTATTGGAGCCACAGGTGAAAATCGCGCGCAAGGTACAATCGTTTGCCCCTCTTCTCTCCGCCATGCCCGCCGCGCTGAATCGCGGCTTCAGATAGGAGGTTTTGCAATGATCGAGCAGATTCATTTCCAAGGCGTAGCGTACACGCCTCACGAGTTTGCCGCGTTCGAGGCCGCTCATCCGGAGGCGTTCCTGCTTCCCGCGCCGACGCTGGACGCACTGAAGAATCAGAAACGGAGCGAGATTCATTCCGCGTACCATGCGGCGCAGTCGGAGGGCGTTCCGACCACGCCGGGGCTGACTATGAAATTCGGTCAAAACGACTGCGTGCTGGTGGACGGGGTAGTGAGATACGCGGAACTCAAAGGATTGCCTGTGGTGCCTAAGCTGATCGAGGCGGACGGCACGGAGCATGTCGGGACCATCAGTCTGGCGGACGGAAAGACAATTGTGATCGAGCAGTTCGAGGCTGCGTATGCGGCTGATGAGAGGATACGGGAACTGCTGGCTCTGGTGGATGCGGCGACTACGCCGCAGGAAGTGGAGGGGATCGCATGGAGTATGCCAGCATCCTCCTGATTCCGCTCGTCCACGAACTCGGTCACTATCTGGCGGCTCGCCTCTTCGGGAGTCGCCTTTCTTTTACCTTCGAGTGGGGGAAATACTACGTCCCGCGCTGGACGTGGGTATTCCCCGACGTCCAGAAATGGCAGCTGCGGATAATCTGCCTCGCCGGGTTCGGGCTGGAGTTCGCCATACTCCCGTTCATGCCGCTGCCGTATCAGGTGGGGGCCGCGATTCATTTCGTAGCGTACCCGTTCTATGCGGGGGAGACATCTGACTTTAAGGGGATGATTTAATTGTTTGAACGCTGCATGAAGTTCGTAAAGGTCGCGGAAGGCGGCGCGAATTTCGACGTCGTAAACGGCAAGCCCGTGCTGAAGCGGTCCGCGCGAAACGACAGGGGCGGGCCGACAAAGTACGGAATCACCTGGGGAACACTGGCGCGGGCATACTCGCAGGGCGTCGTTGATCACAACGACATCGTTCAGCTGACGCGCCAGGAGGCGGTCAGGATATTCGAGGCGTTCTACTGGGTCCCTTCGCGGGCCGACCGTCTGCCGTGGGGGCTGTGTTTGGCGCATTTCGACGCGGCGGTCAACTCCGGGGTGTCCGCCGCCGGGAAGATGCTGCAAAGAGCGGTCAACGATCTGTCGATTCACAAAATCGTCGTTGACGGGATCATCGGGCCGGATTCCCTGCGGGCTATCGGCGACCTCGACGTGACGGCGCTGACGACGCAGCAGACGGAGGTGCGCAAAGCGTTTTTTCACGGGCTGGTGGCGCGTGATCCGGGGCAGGGAGATCACCTGCAAGGATGGATCAATCGCCTGAACAGGCTGCGCCGGGAGGTGGGGCTATGAGCGAGGAGCGGAAATCGAGCTTCTGGGAATTCGCGAGTGAAAATCCGGTCATGCTGATTATCGTGATGATCATCGTGCTGGGAATTATCGCCATCGTCATGGGGTATCGCGAGGGGTTCGCGTCCGTGCTGACAGGGCTGTTTGGATTCATGAAGCGCGACGACGCGGATCGGAAGTTGCAGGAAAAAGAGTTGGACGCGCGCAAGATCGAGGCGGACAATCGACGGTTCGAAAAAGAGATCGTCGAAAACCGGAAGATACACGACGAGGAGGTCGAAGAAAATGCGGCAAGCGCAAAAGCGGAGTGCGACGAAATGGATATCGATGAGTTGGTTGATATTGGCAACGCTATGCTTCGTGGCGCTGCCCCAGGCTACGGCGGAGATACGCCGAGCTGACGGGAAAATCGTCATGGAGGAGGCTGACTACCGCCTCCTGATCACCGAGATTCAGACTCTCAAGGCCGAGGCCGCAGCGCTTCGGGCGGTCGTCGAGAAGGAGCGCGCCGGGCAGAACGAATACATGGTCCGCGTCTCGCTGGAACGCCAGGCACACGAGGCGTTGTTCGAGGCTCAGAAAGACCGCATCGACCGGTTGACGCGGCAGAAGTGGTATCCGGGGATCATCGCCGGGGTCGGCGGTACATGGAAGGGGGAGGTCCAGGGTGTTGTCGGCATCGGCTGGAAAATCGACCTGTGGTGACGAGGCGATGGAGGGGATTTACGAGCGCTCGATTGAGGGGGTGCAGCGGAGCCTGGGGGTGCTCCAAGGGCGCCTGTCGGCCGTGGAGTCGGGGGTGAAGGAGGCCAACGACACTCTGAGAAAACTCTTGGAGCAGACCGCCATGATCGCGGAGCTGCAAAGGGTTGCCATCGCCCACGACAAGCGACTTGTGGCTATCGAGCGATGGTGCTCCGAAAATACCCCGGCACTGCTGACCTTCGCCGAGCATATCCGCACCGACAAGCCGGTGGACGCCGTCGCCGGTGAATGGGCGCTGCGGGTCGTGCTTGTCGTCGGCGGGGCGGGTGGAATGTGGCTCATGTCGCGGCTTCCGAGGATTTGGGAGCTGCTGGGGGGGTGAAAAAAGGGGGGAGCTACCGCTCCCCCTCGTTATTCTTTTCCCTCCACTCTAGGCTGGCGCGCAGCATGTGCCAGTTGTCTCACCTTATAGCAAATCGACGGCGCGCTTCTTCACGTCCGGGGCGAGGTGTGCGTACCGGAGCGTCATTTTCAAATCGGCGTGCCCGAGCAGCTCCCGGACGGTGTTCAAATCGACTCCGGCCATCACGAGCCGGGAGGCGAAGTCATGGCGCATGTCGTGCCAGCGGAAATTCTCTATCCCCGCACGCTTCAGGATCGTCTCCCAGGCGGTGCGGTAGTTTGGGATTGGCTCTCCGGTGCGGGTATGGGGGAAGACGTGCTTGCTCAGACGAGGGAGTGCGGAGAGTGTTTCATGGACCACGCGGTTCATCGGGACTTTCTGTTCCTTCTCCGCCTTCGCGGACTCGGAACGGAGGGTGATGGTGCCGGTGGAGAAATCTATGTCGGTCCATCGCAGATCGAAAAGCGCCCCCTGCCGGATGCCGGTGTGCAGTGAGACGATGACGGCCCCCCTGTGCAGGGGGTGCGCCTCTTCGAGGGCGGCCATCAGGCGGGCGCGTTCCTCCGGGGAGAGGAAGCGCACTCTGTCGGGGGAATCCGTCTCGCGGAGGCGCTCGAGAAGGTCGATGGGGTTGCCTGGGATCATGCCTCGCCTTTTCCCCCAGTTCAGCACGGCCCGCAGAGCGGTGATGCGGCGGTTGATCGTCGCCGCCTTGATCCCCTTCTTTTTCTGAGCAAGCCGCCAGTTTTCCACCTTCCCGAGAGAGATGTCTTCGATATTATCTTTCCATATAAAGGAAAAGAAGTTGCGCAGAGTTTGAAGCGTAAACGATGCGCTTTTACGATGCGCCGTCACCCACGGCGCGTATTCCTTCTCGACGAGATCGCCGAGAGTGAAAACCTCGTCCTTCCGAGGTTCCTCTCCTTTCGAGACCATCGCCAGGTATTCCCGGGCAAGCTCGCGGGCTTCGGCTACCTTCAGCACGTCGGCGTCGCCGAGTTTTTTCGTGTTCCGCCGACCGTTCTTTCGTGTATAATCGACGTACCATGTCTTCTTCCCGGAGGGTTCGACCCGCAGGAGGAGTTTGGTGAAAACGGAGTCGCGGACATCGTAGCGCTTCTCCCTGGGGTCGAACTTCGGCACCGTGGTGTTGGTGAGTTTTTCGGACATGCGGTCACTTCCCGTACTCGATATGTACTCAACGGCGATTATACAACGATAGCAAAGGGTAAACAACGCGGAGAGAGAAAAAATGATACACGCTTGCAAACACCGGATTCCAAGAACGTGGACTTTTACAATGTCATACGGTTGTATATGCCGGGACACCATGGTAAGGATGGGGTCTCCGGTTCAAGTCCGGAAGTCGGCTCCAGCGAGTGAACGCAAGACTTTAGCAATTCTGCTAAAGTCTTGTTTTTTATATAGGGATGGGGTCTGGAGAGGCGCGTTTCCATCTTCGCAGTTCGATCGGCAGGTGGCATCTATGAGAAAAAAAGTGTGTTCGAAAAAGTATTTCAGAGTCGCTGCGGTAGTCGCGCTGTTATTTTCGGTGTGTTCAGCGGCTTTTCCTGAACCTGGAAGCCCTCCCGCTCAGTCGGTCGAGGCATCGCTGTCGCAGGGGATAGCCAGGCTCGGTTATTTGTGGCCGCTCTTTGTGCCGGGGAGGGTGACAAGCCGCTACGGGCAGAGAACGCACCCTATTACCAAAGAGACTGACTTCCACCTGGGAGTGGACATCCACGTGCCGCACGGGGCCTCCGTACGGGCTGCGAAGGCCGGTGAGGTGCTTTTCTCCGGAATGCGCGGAGGGTATGGAAACGCCGTCATCATACAGCACGACGCGAAGAGTTCTTCGTTATACGGGCACTGTTCCCGTCTTCTTGTCAAGCGCGGCCAGAAGGTCCATCAGGGACAGGTGATCGCCATGGTGGGCGATACGGGAAGGGCGACGGGACCGCATCTGCATTTCGAAATACGTACAGGGGGCGGAGCAGTCGACCCTTTGGAGTTCTGGAAAAATCACGCCGAAACGTCGGCGCCGTGA